GTAATCGAGTATGAAGAGTACATACCAATAGCTCTCTTTATCCCGCAATGGTAAGAAAAATGGTCGACTCATCAATAAATTCCTCGGTAGCTCAGTGGTAGAGCACGCGACTGTTAATCGTGTGGTCGTAGGTTCAAATCCTACCCGGGGAGCACCTCAAAACCGATTCGGGTTCGACGTAAAATGGATCCTGCGACTATGACTTAGTAATAAGTAATTAGACAAAACGTCATTAAATATCCATCACAGAAGGTGGCATCGGTGACCTTCTAATTGCGAATATCGTATAATGGCTTATTACTCCAGCCTTCCAAGTTGGAGATCTCAGTTCGATTCTGAGTATTCGCTCCAAATTTAATAAGATAAATAATAAACTATGGGATTTATAACAAGAACATTACGAAAGGTAATGCTAGCAACCAACAACTACGTCGATCCAAAGACTTCAATTTTAATTGAACTTGGAGACCAAAATGCATTTAATGAACTTGTAAATTCTCAGAATATCGACAAGTATCGAATTAAAAATATAATGTACAACTATTTTAAAGAATACCATACATTAGATTTAAAAGGAGATGATATAATCCCAACTGATTTATCAGACTATAAGCCAGATCTATTTAAGTGCGATATTATTACCAATATAGGTACAACAGAACATGTTGAATTAGAAGATGGACAATTTAATTGCTGGATGAATATGCATTCATGGTTAAACGTAGGAGGTATTATGATTCATGAACTTCCTGAAGTTGGAAGTTGGCCTGGACATTGTAGATACCATACGAGTAGAAAATTCTTTAAAGCTTTTGAAAAATATGGCTATAAGATAGTAGAACTCGATGATCATTTATGGTCAGATCAAGGAAATACATTATGGTGTGTTATGAAAAAAGTCAAAGATGTTCCATTTATGGATAAAGATACTTTCTTTTCATTAATGCATTTTGATATTAATGTACCACCTGCTGGATTTATTGAATCAAATAATCCAAAGAATTTATAAAAATGCCTGAGTGGTGGAATTGGTAGTCACGCCAGATTTAGGATCTGGTGCCGAAAGGCGTGTCGGTTCGAGTCCGACCTTGGGTACAAAAATAATAGATATATAAGCCAATATGTCAAAGTTAAAATCATTTTCTGAATTCGCTGGATTTAAAGAAGTCGATGCTCTTGGTTACGGTAACGAAGCTAAGAAACATCGCTTAACATATTCCAAAGAAGAACCAGTTATCATTAAGATGACCAAAGAAAATGGTGTCTATGAACAGTTCTTACACTTTCAAAATCCAAGAAATTCAAGTCAAGAAACTCTTTCTGAAATAGAAGAAAATATATCTTTGCAAAAAGAATTAAGCGATTCAGAAATTGAGTTTATTAAAAGAGCTGAAACTGACATGTTACTTTTAATCAATGAAAGATTAATTGAACTAGGCGGAACTGATGAGATGCTTCTTCTACAAGCAGTAACTGCATTTACAGATCCTTTGCTTTATAAGTTAAAACATTTTTATAATAGACCAAGACCTGCTCAATTAGCAAGAGCATTAGATTTAGAATTGTATCCTGTAATTCCTACTAATGCCTCAAGTGCAGCTTATCCAAGTGGACATGCTCTTGATTCATATACATGTGGTTGGATCATTGGTCAAAAATATCCTGAATTAGCTGATCAAATTTCAACTTTTTGTGAAGAAGTAGCTTTTACCAGAATTCAGGCTGGTGTACACTACAGATCTGATGCTGATTTTTCTAAAATCATCTTTGATAAATTAGTAGAATCACAGACAATAACCTTGGATTATTTTTTATTGTAAGCCAAAAGCCCAATAAGATTTACCATAAGAAGTCCAATACTCATTATCATTTAACGCTATAGCCGCATTGGCTGCTGTTGCCGGAATAACTTCTACTAGAGTTTGTGCTAATTGTAAAAAAGCTGTATCATTCTTTGCACATCTTAAAAACTTGATACTCGCATTCTTGTTACCAAGAAAGTTAAAGCCATTTGGAACACTGTATTTTGAATTACTTTCAATAGTCATAACACCGCTTTGAGCTGGCGATAAACCCGGATAAGCTGGTAGGTATACATCTCCACATAAGCCAAATAAGCTTAAACCACCTTCACCTATTTCTGGATTTGCAGTTGGTGAATTATTCCAATTGCCACCATTTACTCTAATCCAACACATATCACTTCCAGGTGATATTGCCATATCAATAATATCTCCATTTACCCAAGTTGGAGTACCTGACGACGTGCCTAGGCCCGCGAATTGAATTGCGTTGGCATACCAAAAGTTTCCATCACTAGAAAATCCAATACTAGCGGTATTATTTCCCAAAGGATTAGTAGTTTTTGTTCCATCGTTACCAATACCAATATAAGACAATCCAGTTCCGGAAGTACATTTGACACTAAACATTATTGATGGTCCATCAAGTGGGCTTAATGTAAGCACTGATTGAATTGTTGCAAATGGTTGAAAAGCGGTTGTATCAGAATTACTTAATGTAATATTACTACCCTTTAGATTTGGATCTAAATAAAGATTATCGACTGGAAATTGAGTAGGTTGATTATTATTGGTATTATATACAGCAATGATATATCCTGGAACTTCATCTGGACCAGCATACCAATCTAATCCACCTAAGCCATCGTAATTTTGATTATCCACACCGATAACGATATTTCCCACTACGGATGTTCCAATAGGAGGACTTCCAGGATTTTGTGTGATTGCAAATGGTCTAAATTGTGCCATATAAATTTGTTTTTATTTTTATTTTTAATTAGTTCCAGCTAATCCAATCATTTTCGACTCTTGTAGTATTACTAGCTGATGTCATGATTGCACTATCAAATGTATCTGTAATCATAAACCACGTATACGTACCGATACTATCATTATGTCTTGCATTAAATTTATCTTTAAGTGCTCTTGTACTAAAATTAAAATTAGTTTTATCAGTTACGATAGAATTTATTAATGTCAAGTTAAAATCATATAGATTAATTTGTATCGCACCGTCATTTGGATTTTCAAAAATATACATAAATCTATTTTTACCAACATTGAGATTGAAATCACTTTGGTCAGGTAAAGTACCAGATGTGCATGTTGTTGGTTTTAAAATACGAATATCATGTGTCGTTGTGTCAAATAATATACGTACAAGATCTTCTTGTCTTGCTGATGATGTAGCTTCATAGTAAGCATCAGCGCTATAACTATTATTGCCATACCAAGGACCGATAGTAACAATTTCGTCAGTTGTAGTATTAATTTGATATAAGACACCATCGTGCTTTATACCAAAAATATTCCAGCCAATATATGTGTTTATGTTAAACTGTGTAGTACCAGCAACTGTTAAATCATCTATAACTCCACCTGTATTTCCAAAATACTTAAGGATCATTCCAAAACCTGCTGGATCACCTATCACATTATTTTCTGGAAAATAAGATCTAAGACAAGATTTATTTCCAAAACTTTCAATCCTAGGATCGTAAAAATCTGTTAATAGACCTAGTGTTATAAGTTCAAGTCCATCAGCTTCAGTAATAGACAATACTTGAAGATCTGTGTTATTTGTAGTACAGATCGCATAATAGTTATTTGTGAAACCATCATAACTGAAATTTATAGCTGTTTCATTTCCAACTCCAGCATCGGTAAATACGTATGTAGTTAAACTAGTTTGCCATGACATTTGATAAACAATATCAAAGTAAGCATAAGTATATATTGTGCCGTTCCATGAAGAATTACTAGAAAAAGACATAAGAACAGAATCTATACCAGTAGTATGTAGTGTAGCGCCCTCATTTGAGATTACATTAAAATTAGGGTAATTAGTACCTTTTATATGTGAAGTAGAATTAAGATCATCAGTTGTACCGTTATATGTATAAATTCTATAGTCTACATCTAAATCATCGTAATTATGTATAATCATAACAAATTTGTTAATACTATAATTTCTAAAATCAACATGCTTATAATCCATCGACGTCTCGTCGATTTTATCGAATACTGTTAAATCAACTGAATGCAATTGAGTATTATCAGAGATTTTTCTAATTTTAAAATCTTGATAGACACCGCTTGTTAATTTTTTAATTATCACATAATAATCAGCTTGATCATAAAGTTTAATCTCATAATCTTCATTAGAAATAGAATACTGCACGATAGTTGTAGCTGTTCCATTATGTAACTTTTTAATAACTACATCGCCATTATTGTAAACAACTTTAAACATGAATGTACCATTAGATGAAGTTCCATCCTCGTCCCACATAACTTCAGCATAATTTAAGTCTGTTGCATCATACGTATATTGATAAACATTTAAACCATCGAAATACCAAACACCACCTTCATATCTCACAGCTATCATTTTACCTCCATAAACATCATAATTAACGGCTCCAGAAATATCTACAGTTTGGACAGTATTACCTGCAGCATCTAGAAATAATATTTTATGATCACCTGACTCATTATTACTAAATGCAAGCATATATCCAGATTCATTTAGTGGATAAAAATCCTCACGAGCCCAATCATTTCTTGATAAACCTAAAGCTCTTACGGTTGAAGTATTATTTGTATAATCCAGATTAACAAGTCCCCATTCTGATGTATCAGCTGGTAATCTACAAAGAATAGAATAAGTTTGGATTCCTGTAACGAAAACAGTTCCTTCTTGATAACCATATTCCCATGAAGTTTCACCAAAACTAGTCCAATAACCATTATCGACTAACCAAGTTTTAGCTGCAGTTGTTGTACTAACTGTACCTAAAGATGCTTTAGCTCTCATATAATTAACCAGTTCTAAGAATGAACCATCAGTTAAAAGTTTAGATCTTAAAAATCCAATAAAACAATTTGTGATACCTATACGAGCACCTCTAAAAGTATCTCCATCTGCATCATGAAATGCAATAATATGTCCTAATTCTTCATCAGGTCCTGCAACCCAATCATATTCTAAAGTATTATAATTTTGTTGATCTACACCAACTAAGATATTTTGATATTGAGTTGTTCCAGCAGGAACTGTCGATCCAGTTTTGATTGCAAAGGGTCTAAATTGTGCCATTTAATATGATTATTTTTATGTATATATTCATAAGATATATAGAAAAACAAAGTACATCTACCGTGGAATTATTAACTTACGAATCATTTACAAACAGTTCTAAGATCGTTGAATCTAGAAGACAACTACTAATAAACATCTTTAATCAATTTGAAGATATTAAGCCGATTATGAACGAGGCTATTGCTATCGTAGAACTTGGATCTTTAGACGAGGCTTTCGAAGGAGAAATCAACGAAGAAAGCATTATGGCTAAAATGAAAGATAAATTAGCTCAAGCTGTTGCGGTTGCAAAAGAAAAAGGTAAAGAAGCTTTAACTGGAGCCCAGCAAAAAATCATTCAATTAGGTGGAAGTATTGGTAGTGTCATTAAATTAATGATTGGCAAATTAAAAGAATGGATTTCAGCTGCATTTACGGCTGCTAAAGGTTTTTATGCCAAAGCAGCTCAAGCTAAATCATCCGATATTAAGGATATGGTTAGTAAAGCAAGCGATGATACAAAGAATTTAATGATTAAAGAAATAGGACATCTAAAAACAGTTACATCTTCTACTGCTTCATGGGTAATGAGTGGATTTTCTAAAGATGCAACTAAAGCTGCGGCTGAAGCTGCTAAAGAAGATGTTAAAGAATCATTTGAATTGGTAATTTTAGAATCTATTAATGAGGCTGTTTTATCAGGTGAATTGGACTTTACAGATCTTTTAGAATCCGATGGTCACAGTGCTGGAATTCCTTTTGTTAGTGCTATTGCACATAAAATGCACCATATTCCTCCATTTAATCTACTAGACAAAGTAAAACAAGGAGCTGAAAAAGTTGCAGCTGGAGTTTTAAATAAACTTTCATATTATGCAACTGAATTAGCAGGTGCTCCAGGCCCATTTAAATTTGTTGCTCTGGCTGCTATTATTGGTATTATAGCCGAAGTACAGTTTAAAGGTATTGCAAAACATGCAGTTTTACACGCTGTTCCTGGATTAGGTTTAATGGCTTCTATTATATCTAACGTTGCAATGGCATTAGCCGTTGTTGGTATTGTTGAAGCGCTTATCGCTAAAAAAGATGGCGATGAAGAAGGTCACGACAAAGCTGAAGCCTAAATGAAACATTATTTTATTAGGGAGTATAACTCTAAAATAAAATTATATGGACTCAAAAGAATTTCTTTACAATTATCTAAACGCATTTTCACCAGTTGGTCAAGAGACCGAAGGACAGAAAATTTGGGCAGATTATATTAGACCATTTGCCGATCAAGTAAAAGTCGATGCTTATGGTACTGCTTATGGCATCTTAAAAGGCAGCACAGCTGACCAAGATTTATCGCACAGATACGCTGAGCCATATCGAGTAGTTTTAGAAGCACATTGTGATGAAATTGCATGGATCATTACTCAAATCGAAAAAGACGGTTACGTTCGAGTTAAAAGAGCTGGTGGATCTGATAATATGATCGCAGCTTCAAAATCTGTGATCGTACATACTCATAAAGGTCAAAAAGTTAAAGCATTCTTTGGTTCTCCAGCAGTTCATGTTAGAGAAAAATACACCGAAATGGGACCAGATCAGCATGAATTATGGTTGGATTTTGGAGTTGATTCAGCTGACAAAGTAAAAGAACTTGGAGTTGAAGTTGGCTGTATGGTTACTTTTGACGATCAGTTTAGTGAGTTAGGTGACTATTATGTTGGTCGTTCATTGGATAATAAGATTGGTGGTTATATCATCGCTGAAGCTCTTTTACGCATTTCAAAAATGAATCATCGTTTACCATTTGACTTATATGTAGTTAACTCAGTCCAGGAAGAGGTTGGCTTATTTGGAGCTCGTTTGATTGCTCAAACTATCAAAGCTGATATTGCATTAGTACATGATGTTTGTCACAACACAAATCACCCAATGATGAATAAAGCCAAAGATGGTGACATCGAAGGTGGAAAAGGACCTTGTGTTGAGTTTACAGCACAAAATCACCGCAAACTGATCAAACTTTATCGCGACACAGCGCATGAACTTGAGATACCAATTCAATTAACAGTTGGATCTTATGGAAATGATACAGTTTCTTTCTTTTTAGAAAATACGCCAACTGCAATTTTAGCAACACCATTGAAATACATGCACACGACTGTTGAAATGGCACACAAAGATGATGTTGAAAACGCTATTATACTATTTGTCAATACACTATTAAACTTATCGGTTTACGAAATCGAATCTATAAAAAATCCTAGAATCTAATGGAAACCTACATTATTGTAAAAAACATCACAACTGAAACTGGCACACTTCCAGTCCTAATTCTAGATGGTCACTCTGAAATATTAGAATTTGACGATTTAGAAAAAGCTGAAGATACCAGACAAATGCTACAAGAAAATAGCGATTCAGGTCATGTTTATACGATCAGAACTATCAAATGAAACAATTTTAAACAGCTTCGTATAAAATTTGTAACTTAAAAAATAAAGTATGACCGTTTACCACACATTTAAGAGATTATCACAGAAGTTGGCAATTAGAATGCACAAAGCTATGGATCCTGCACAGCACACTCAGCCAACAGAGTTTGAATTTGAAACTCTAGCAATTTGCAGATCACTAATTAATAGATCTAATTCAGAATTGTTAATTTCACCATTATCTGGTAAAAGATTTATCAAAAATTCAGATTCACAAATCTACTTTATTATTCAAGACGGCATGGTTGATATTATTAATCACACTTATTCTTATAATGTCAAAATTACTTTAAAGGCTTATCAGCGTTTGGTTAAAGCCTTTGATATGGAAGTAGAATCTCGTCGCCAAGAAATGGAAGATGAGATCAGATCAAATGTAAAGCATTCATTAAAAACCATTTTTCAAACACTTTCAAATGAAGCAATCTAAACTGCTATTCCTAGGAGGCGCATTTACCATATTATTAATTGTTGGCTTTTGTGGCATGATTATTTGGGCATTTCTTACCAAAGATAACAATAAACCGTGGCCACCAACTAAAGAAAAGAAAGATTCAGTAGCAATTGAGATCAAAGAAGTAAAAGTGCCAGTAAACGTTTATGTTCATGACACAGTTACAATTAAAATTCCATGTCGTAAACAACACTGTGAAATAAAAACAGACACTGCACAATAATTTTGAAACAAAAAAGAAAACAAATATATAAACTATACAATTAACAATTATGGAAAACTACAACAAAATCATCGCAGTTCTAGAAGAAGCTAGAGTAGATGCAGAAAAATTCTTTGAAAAAGGAAATAAAGCAGCTGGCACACGTGTTCGTAAAGCAATGCAAGATGTTAAAGCATTAGCACAAGCAGTACGCACACAAGTTTCTGAAAAGAACAAAGAAGCGTAAAACGCATTAAAGGTTTCTTACAGCAATAAAACAGCATCTGGAACCGGTACATTGTAGGTTCGAGTCCTACCTCTTATCGAAAGATAATTGTGGCGAAATTGGTAAACGCGCTGGTAAGCAAAAACAGAAACCTGACCTTATTGGGATACATACAGCAAATAACTTTCAATTCTACAACAACTGAAACCAAATCGTATCCCGTTATTTTGCCTCTTTAGCTCAGTTGGCCAGAGCACCTCACTTGTAATGAGGGGGTCGGCGGTTCGAATCCGTCAAGAGGCTCTAACAATTTAACAATTTAATTATTATGAACAAAGATCAATTTTTAGGATTTTTACGTCACACTTTAACTGTATTAGGTGGTGTATTAGTAACAAGAGGTTATATGGATGATTCAATGCTAGCTGAAGGCGCAGGTATTATTACTGCACTTGTAGGTTTTATTTGGTCAGTAGCTTCTAAGAAAACAGCATAAAACTTAAAGGATGGTTACTGCAAAAAGTAAAAACTAGGCTATTAACCTCGTGGTCATGGGTTCGAATCCCATACTGTCTTTCGAGGCAGTTAGCTCAGCTGGTAGAGCACGTACAAAAAGCCATCCTGAATTTTTTATAGTGTCTCGGTACGCTCTGATTTTTTCGGAAGTTCAACGACGAGGTCTCGGTTGGCAGAAGGCCTCTGATCCAACCCAAATTGCGAAAGTAGCTCAGCTGGTAGAGCTCCAGTTTACCAAACTGGAGGTCGCGGGTTCGAATCCCGTCTTTCGCTCCACTTTTAATTCAAAACAAATGACTGAAAACGAAATTTTCAAATTCGGTGAGATTCAATATCTAACAGGACGCTTAGATGAACTTTACTACAAAGCACTGCCAAATGTCTTAGACTTACATGGCAACAGAGGTATTGATGCCAGAATCGGTAAATACTTAGATAAGTTAAAATCAGTTGATGAGACAGCTTATTATCTTTACATGGTTGAGCATACTAATAGATCTCATGCCAGAACCAAAAGTCAAAAAGTAATTAAGAATATTTTAACTGAAGTTTTGGATCACGTGTCAGATGAGCCTTTAAAAGAAAAGATTCAAAGGCATTTACATAAATACAGAAATGTATAAGATAATTTTAATGTTTTGTGTAGTTTTCGGAGCAATGGTATTTATAACAGAATACCCAACATGGAGACGAGCAAAAAGAAAAGCCAAAAGAAAAGCAGAACGAGAGAGAAATAAATAAGTCATGAAGAAACTATTATTGATAGCATTGCTATTAATTACAAATTTAACATACGCACAACACAGAAGAGACTCAGTTAGAATTAAGACTGATATTTTTGAAGTAGTTTATTCAGAAGTTTTAGAACAACCAAGATGGATTCAATATTACGTTGAATGTCCAGATGGAACAGCCCCAAGATCTGGCTTAGAATTTAGATCTTATCCCAAAGTTAAAACATCTGATGATTCAGATTACGTAAATAATGTTTACGACAAAGGTCACATGGCACCAGCTGCCGATTTTGCTTGTGATAGGTTTACAATAGCCAAAACATTTACTTATATCAATTGTGCTCTGCAACACCAAGATTTAAACAGAGGTGTTTGGAAAAACTTAGAAGTTTTCGAAAGAAATTTAGCTTCACGTGGCATAAAGGTAAAAGTTACTATTAAAGTTGATTTTGCCAATGCAAAGAAATTATCCACAGGAGCCACAATCCCAACAGGCTTTTGGAAAATGATAGAAGCAGACGGAAAGGTTTATGAATTTTACTTTCTAAACGTAACTCCTACAAAATCAGATTTCATGTTATATCAAACTAATTGCTGTAAATAATGCAATCAAATACAAACCAAAATCGAGTACTACATATTGTAACTCGATGCAGTAGAATAAACAATATCATAACAGTTGGTCAATCTATTCCAGTAAAAGATGATGGAATACAATGGCATATTATCTTTGATGCAAACGTCTTAAAAGATGTTAGTACTGATATTCTTAGTACATTACAACGAGATTATAATGCTAAATTATACTTCGAATATTCTCAAAACGATTATCTTTACACAAGAATGAATAATGTCATTATTGATAATATCAAAGATGGTTGGGTATATTCTTTAGATGATGACAATATTTTACACCAAGAGCTATTTGACAATTTTAAATCAAATTTAGATTTTTGTGAACAATCAAACTTATTTGCAATGATTTTTAATCAAGACGTTTCATATAAAGACTGGACAGATCTTGATGTTAGGTTTGCAAAACCAGAGAATATGCGAGTTACTAAAATTGATCTAGCTCAATTTATTTTACACAGAACTGTCTTTAATAATTTTGAGTTTGAAGCTAGATATGATGCAGATGGTCGATTTATAGAGAGACTGTACGAAAACAACCCAGATAGATTTTTATTCATAGACAAGATTCTATCATACTATAATTATTTATAAATGATGCAATTATTAAACACACACCCTATTAAGAAGTCCGATTTGGGCTTTCATGGCAATTTATTTGGTGGTAAACTAATGAGCTGGATTGATTCAGCTGCAGCTTCTTATGCCATGGAATATTGTCACAATAGAAGAATGGTTACTGTTAGAATCGATGAATGCATCTTTAAAAAACCAGCAAAAGAAGGCAGTTTATTAAAGATCTATGGCCAAATAGAAAAGATTGGTACCACAAGTTGTGAACTTTACATGGAAGCCAGATCATTTAATGTTTACACTCATGCTGAAGAGGTGATTCTTGAAACCAGTATTACATTTGTTCGTATAGATGAAGATGGCAATCCAATTCCAATCAGTGACAAAGTAAAAAAGCAGTTTAATGAAACAAAAGCAAAGAATGATATATAAATATCAAAGAAAACGTTCTTAAAGATATTGGACCCAAGGTATACGCTGCACCGATATAAAGTATAATAACAGAGTTGAATACGCAGTCACACAAAGTTATACCTTGCCTACAAGTTTGGAGCAACCTGAGTTTAGCGACTCAGATATGGCCGCGGTAATGATAGAGTAAAGGTAATTTAGTCGACCTCTACAGGCTTAGTCCATCTGTACACCACTATCACCGTGCATCATGCTGTGAAGAGATGCTTTATAATGGGTAAGTGCTGAGCTTCAAACTTTTTTATTTTAAAGAACATTAAACGAAAATAATATGTATTGGTATAAACTGTATAAAGAAATAAGATTGTGGTATATTTTCCGCAAAGTAGCCAAAGCTAACGAAGAATTCTTAGCTGATAACAATTTGCGAGTTGATTGGATCGGTAGGATCTACACCGTTCTTAATATGCCACCAGAAGTTTTGGCTTCTCCTGAAATAGCTCAAGAAGGTTGGGTATTTCAACAACTTCCAAAAATGACCAAAGTTTTAATGGAAATGGGTATTGCTGAAGCAGCCTTTCCTTCTATGGAAAAAATAGAAGGCACTGATGGCTTTTTAGTTGTCTTATGGCCAGAATTCGATAGACTTTCTTTTTGGTCTATTCTAGGTCACACTGTTTTGACTACGGTTATCATCATCCTTGCAAAATTAGGATTTAACTTAGCTGCAAATCATTGGGAAGCTATTAGTCAAATGTGTTCTAACGCCTGGAATTACATTTTTTAATGCAAACAATTAACAGAAGAGAAATTGGTGGCTTAAGGTTTTATGAAGTCTCAGACGACAATAAAATCATTGGCTTATTTCCATCTATCACAACTGTATTAGGTCAAACAAAAGACCAATCTGGTTTAGATAAATGGAAGAAAAGAGTTGGTGAATCTGAAGCCAATCGAATTTCGACTCTGTCTATGAATAGAGGAACAGTAATGCATCGCTTACTTGAACTTTATAAACCAATTCCGGGTACTCAACAGGAAAAACTAGCAGATCTTAAAATATTAGCAGCAACTGATCATGAGGTCAATCAATTCAAAGATCATGAATCTGGTGAATTGTTTTTGTCCGAAGGTTGGAAATTCTTTATGAAGTTTTGGTATAATTCATCTAGAACTCTATCCAGAGTCGAAGAGGTCTTAACAGCCGAAGAATTCTTATGGACTGCTAGAATGGGTGGTTATGCTGGTACAGTTGATAATGTTTCCAAGACATTTGACAAAGGTGTTTTGATTATTGATTATAAAAATAGTCGTAGACCAAAAGAAGAGCAATGGATCCAAGATTACTTCATGCAAGGATCAGCATATTACATTGCTTATTGGGACAGGACTGGAATTAAACCAAATGGGGTTGAAATTTGGATAGCAAACGAAGAGGATGCTATACCCCAAGTATTTTCTTTAGATGACTCTGATGTTAAGTTTTATTTTAAAGAATTTGTCAAACGACTAAAACAATTCCACTTTCAACGTGGTACGAATATATAGAAAAACAAAACCATAAATTATGAATAAATTAAACGATTTCGTAACAAAACATTTTACTAAGATTGTAGTAATTATGTTAGTAGTATTATTCTTTAGATCTTGCGGAGACGGAGGAACTAAAGGTTTAAACAAACGTATTGATGCTTTGACTGAAGAAGTTGAAGTTCTTGAAAACAAGATCGATGCTAGAGCAACCACAACTGATTTAATGATCGAAGGCCTAAAAGCTGAAAAGAGAATGATTCAGTCAACTGACAGAAAAATGTTAGATGTAACTAGACAAAGCGTTATTGATACTGAAATAGAAAAATTAGAGAAGTCTAAGTAATAATGGCTAAAGTAGTCAAATCAAGAGGTTTGGGCGACGATATTGCTAAATTTACATCAGCAACTGGAATTGATAAGTTGGCTGAAAAATTAGCAAAGTTAGCTGGAGCTGATGATTGCGGCTGCAATGGCAGACAAGACAATTTAAATAAGTTGTTTCCAAAAAAGACAAAGAAAAAATGAATCAAAGTAAATTAGTAAATAGATTTGTAATAGGTACTTTTGTTACCTTATACCTGTTGGTTTCTACCATCTCAACCATTCACGTTATTGACTTCTTCGAGATGTCAAATCCATATTGGTTAGCAGTAACACTAGCTATCGCATTTGAAATTGGTGCAGCTGCATCATTAGCTTCGTTAGTAGTATTAGATAAAATGAACAAAGGTTTGATCTGGGCTTTATTCATTGCCATTACTTTGATGCAAATGCAAGGAAACATGTACTACGCATTTAAGAATCTTAATAACTACCAATCATGGGTAGAATTATTTAACTTAGTTGATGAGGATCCTTTATACCAAAAAAGAATCTTATCATTTGTATCTGGCGCTATCTTACCTTTAGTTGCTTTAGGATTTATTAAGTCATTGGTTGATTATATCAAACCTAGTGAAGAAAAACCTGCAATTGCTATAGAAGAGAATGTAGAATCAATGAGAGAGTTAGTTAAAGCTTATGATGATTTAGCTGAAGAAATGAAAGATTGGGAAGAAGCTTCATTGACAGATTTTGTTGATGAGTGGGAAGAATCTACATTGACAGATTTACAAGATCTTGTTGAAGAAAAAACAGAGATCGAAGAAGAAAAAGCTGAGATCGAAGAAATGATTGAAACAGAATCAGCAACTGAAGAAGTTTTAGAAGAAAGAATTGACGAGATTTTAGAAAGAGAAGAATCATTAGAATCTAAGATCGAAGAAGTAACTGAAGATATGACTAACGATTACATCTTTGGTAAACAAATCTATCAAGATGCTATTAATAAAACAGCCAGAGCAAATGCTATTCTTAATGCTAGAAAATCTAAGATTGAGGATCCAATTGCCAAAGAAGAATCTATCATAGAAGAATCACAATCAGAAAGAGAAATAAGAACTAATAAAATAAGTTCAACAGGTGCAAGAAGACCTAGTAGTGGAACAGTTGGAATGTACTAATACATTTGTTATTCCAGATGATTTTGTTCTGCAAAGCCTTTATATTTCTAATCAATTAGAAAAGAGTGCTTTTTTAGAAATAGTCAGAGAAAGTAGTAGATTTGTTGCAGATAATTTATATCACATCGCAAATGATATAAAAACCAGACAACAGATCATAATCTATGATGGTGAATTACCGTATTTCTTTGAAGCTACTATTAACACTGAAACAGCATATATCGGTCAAGCAAGATACCAAGCACAAAGAGTTTATTTTACAAAGAAGTTATTAACCAGAGGACCTAAATACAAAATTAAAGTTAGAATAGAAGGCAAAGGATTTGATGTTAATCAAACCTATTTTACAACTACTTATGAATCTAGCAATCCGGTTTTAATCACTCGAAAGATCAATTCACTATTAGAATACTTAAATTCAGGCAAACATTTAGATTTTATCCCGAAACAAATTCAAAGTTAATCATATAAAATAATACATTTAAACTATATAATATGTCACAAGAACAAACAACACAAGAAGCACCAGTAGCTGTAATGACTGATGGTCAAGCAATTCACTTATTGATCCAAGGAGTTAAAGCAGCTCAATCTAAAGGTGGAATCTACACATTAAACGATGCAGCTCTTTTAAACAAAGCAGTTGAGCATTTTGATTTTATCTTTAAAGCTAATGAAGGTTTACAAGCTGAACCAGAACAAGCTGAATCAATAGAAAAGTAAAAATACTTCACTTTTTCTAAGCTTACTAGATACATATAGTAAGTCAAAAATAATTTTTAGATTATGGAACAAAGCGCATCAAAAATAGACATATTTTTATCTCTATTCAAGGATTTTGATTTAACGGTTACATACAGAGATGGACACTCTATTCCTAATTTTGAAAAAGAGGCTCTAGAAATTGAAAGAAATAATGTAAAGATTAAAAAAGATCTTGAAAAAGCTTTGAAAAGAGCACAAGAAGATTATTCTCTCGCAAGAAAAATGTTTAAAACCGGTAAGGTTACCAAAGAAGAACTTATAGACTTTGAATGGAGAATATTTGAACTTAAAGAACAAATTAACCAAATTGATCAAGGTGAGTATTAATACTCACCTTTTTTATTTTACGAAAGTACCATATTTGTATAGACTGTTACGATAGATATGTAGAAGAGAAGATCTTCTAAAAATTAAAACATTAAAAATGTTTACTACACTTAAACTTGATTCTACTGGTGAAAACGTTAGACACTTACAAAGCTTTTTAAAGCTTAAGGTGGATGGTGATTTTGGCCCAAATACTGAAAAGGCTGTTAAAGAATGGCAAAAGAAAAAAGGTTTGCTTGATGATGGTATTGTTGGTCCTAAAACATGGGCAGCAATGGGTTTAAAAGATACGTTATTAACAACAGATCAATCTGAAAAGTTTTATAAAACAACAGATGGACTCGTTATTAATAAGTTTAGACTAAGTGCTAATGAGTATATGCCAGGTCCAACTAAAAAAGAATATATTTTCATACATCACACAGCCGGTTGGAATGATCCTTATAAAACCATCACAGACTGGGAAAAAGATGATCGCGGTAGAGTAGGAACGCAATATGTTATTGGTGGACCAAATGTTAAGAACGGGGATTTAACATTTGATGGTACGGTAGTAGAATGCTTTGATGACAAAGCATACGCTGGTCATTTAGGTGCAGTTAACTCTCATTATATGCACACTCACTCAGTTGGCATTGAAATCTGTAACTTTGGGTTCTTAAAGCCATCTGGTGCAGGTTATATTACTTATACTGGTCAAATCGTAGATGAAGATCAAGTTACTGATTTAGGCTATGAGTTTAGAGGTTATAGATACTGGCACAAATACTCAGACGCACAATTAGCTAATCTTAAAAAGTTACTTAGACATATCGCAAAGATGCATGGAATCGACATGAAAAAAGGTCTTTTAGAAAGATTAGAAGACATGGAAGAGGATGATGCATTTGAATACGATATTAATATCTCAAATGGCAATGTTAAAGGAATCCTAAGTCATACTAATGTTAGAAAAGACAAAATGGATGTTTATCCTTGTCCAAGGCTTATTGCAATGCTTAGAAACTTGTAATTGTTCGTAACTTTTTAGAAAATAATTCAGCCCAAATTTTTTAGTTTGGGCTTTTTTATGTATATTTACAGTATAATTAAAAGATAAATAACTTATGAAAGCAATAAAATCCTATCAGCAATTTTTAAATGAGTCAAAAAGTACTGGTTTAATTTATGCCATCTTAGATGCATTAGAACCAACTGTCTTAACTATGGTTAATGAAGTTGAAGCTTGGTTCGTTAAGAAGTTTGAACGTCCTTTTTCTGATTTTGATAGAGAAATGACTCATCTTCAAGTTATAGCTGACCTAGTTAAATCAATTGAATACTACACAGAACCTACAGATACATTGCTTTCAATCACACCGTCTACATCTCGTAAAGGTAACATTGAAATCTCTGCTCAAATTCAAAGAGGAACTGAAACATATAGTTTGAAGACAGAAGCTATTATTGCCGGTGGTTATAATATACAACGAGCTCATTATCGTTACATAACAAGCACAAAATTGCCAAGAACTGGCAGATCAGAAATCAGTAAAGAATACACTGAAAAGATCAAGAAAATGACCAAAGCTGAAAAGCTAAATTTCGAGATTGAGAATTTGGAAAGAGACATTACACGAGTTAAAGAAAAACTAGCTAAAAACAGTCCAATGACTGATGCTCAAATTGAACAAGAGCTAATCGATACTCAATATTGGGCTTATAAAGACAATCCAACATGGGACGAATTGATCAAAAGAGATGCTGCTAAAAACTATAATAACTCTGAAGAAGAATACAATGCAAGTATAGCAAAAAATAAAGCTGGTGGTATTGAATTCTGGAAAACACAAAACGTTCAATGGCCTACCACCAGATTGAAATCTTTGGAAAAAGATGTTATCAAGCTTAGAGGCAAATTAGAAGTAATAACTGCTTCAATCTAATTGTTCGTAACTTTTTAAGATCCGGGTGAATTTATTTTCATCCGGATTTTTTTATGTCAAATGTTTTGTGTATATTTACAGTATAATTAAAAGAAAGAAGATGCCACAGATATTTAAAGTAGGAGGATGTGTAAGGGACAAGTTTCTTGGACTAGAATCCAAAGACATAGACTTTACATTTGTATTGGATGACTTATCCGGATCAGTCCAAGAAGGTTTCGCAACAATGGAAGATCATCTTAAACAAGAAGGTTTTGAAGTGTTCTTGAGCACTCCAGACTGTTTTACTATTAGGGCTAAGTTTCCTAAAGATCACCAATTTAGCGGCCTAGTGGCTGACTTTGTAATGGCTCGTAAAGAAGTTGGTTACTTAGAAGGAACTCGTCAGCCAATTCTAGAACTTGGAACTCTGGCCGATGATTTACTTCGTCGAGATTTTACAGTCAATGCCTTAGCTGAAGACATTGATGGAAACATTATTGATCTTTTTGGTGGCCAAGAGGACCTAAAACGAGGTTTGCTTAGAACACCATTGCCTGCAAAAATGACTATGATGGATGATCCATTGAGAATTATGAGGGCTTTGAGGTTTAAAATCACCAAAGGATTTAGCATTCATGATGATATTTGGATCGCAATGATGCAACCTGAAATCTTGGAAAAACTAAGAACGACAGTTAGTGCTGAAAGAATTCGCGAAGAGATTTTCAAGATGCTAAAACATGATACTGTTGCAACTATCAAATTACTACATTTAGTGGATGCTCAATCAATCCCAGGCTTTTTAGACTTGGTCTTTGATCGAGGCATGTGGTTGAAACCAACTTTTGAAAAGAAACAATAAGCTAAGTTGTCATATAATTAAATAAAAATAAGTATTATATGGCAACTACAGCAGAATTAATGGCAGCACTTGATAAATTAACCGCAGATGGTGAGAAGTTTCCAGGTATGCCTTCAGTAAAAACTATTATTGAAAATTATATCAAAAAGAAATACCCTGAGTATGAACAATTTGATACAGCAGCCGAAAGACAGCAGTTTATTGATGACACATACAAAGTGGTAGAACAAGAAGTTAAAATGCAAATTTATATAGTCAAATCAACTTTTGCTAATATAAAAGCTGGTATAACACAAGTACAAGATACTATTAAAGCTACTATTGCGAGTGCTGCTATTCCTTCGGTTTTACCAAATGCGGGCGGACCTTCATTACCAAATCCTTTAAGTACATTACAAGAAGCCAGCGCAAAAGTTAATCAAATGTTGGCTATCTTAAATAACTTAGTTAATCAATTTGTTGGCTTATTAGGAGCAGCAATCAAAATTGAATTAACAGTGCCAGATGCTGTAGTGGCTTTGATCGATATAATAGCAACACTAAGACAAGCTATTTTAGCAATCCCAAAAGTATAATCAAATAAAACATAATGGAAAGAAAACTAGCATCCGTACAGAGAATCGCTAGCATTAGACCAATTGAGGGTGCTGATGCTATCGAAGTAGCAAGAATCAACAACTGGGATGTTGTTGTTAAGAAAAATGAATTTAAAGTAGGAGAACTTTGTGTTTACTTTGAAATTGATTCATTCTTACCGATCAGAGAAGAGTTTGAATTCTTACGTAAAAGCTCATTTAAAAAGATGGGTGACCAAGAAGGATTTCGTTTAAAGACTATTAGACTAAGAGGCCAAGTTTCTCAAGGTTTAGTGGTACCTATTGGAATCCTAAATGGTGATTACATTATTGGAATCTCTCAACAACCACACGGAGATCAATTACAATTAGGACCTTATGATAACGCTTTAGTAATCGAAGAGGGTGTAGATGTAACTGAATTGTTAGGTGTAGAGAAATATGAACCACCAATTCCAGCTGAATTGTCTGGTAAAGTCAAAGGTTACTTTCCATCATTTATTCGCAAAACCGACGAAGAACGAGTTCAAAACTTGGTTAAAGAATATGCACAGTGGAAAGAACAAGATCTAGACTTCTATGTGACTGAAAAGTTAGATGGATCTTCAGCTACTTATTACTATAAAGATGGTGTCTTTGGTGTATGTTCAAGAAACTTAGAACTAGCAGAACCTGAAGAGTTTGTTGCAGGAATGGTGATGTGTGATGATGGTATCGAAAGACCACGTCAACAAAATTCATTCTGGAAAGTAGCTCAAGAATTAGGACTTAAAGAAAAGCTAGAAGCTTACGGTCGAAATATCTCTATTCAAGGTGAGTTGATTGGTGAGGGTATCCAAGGCAATCCTTACAAAATCAAAGGACAAACTGTTAGATTCTTTAACGTATTCGACATTGATACACAAGAGTACTATGGCTTACCAATGTTCTTGGCAACTATGCAACATGGATTAAAATTAGAAACTGTACCAATGTTGACAAATTTGACAATGAAGTTGCCAGAGACCATTGATGAGTTATTAGCTTATGCTGATGCAAAATCAGTTTTAAATCCTAATTTTGATAGAGAAGGTGTGGTTATTAGAAGTTTAGATCGTAAGATTAGTTTTAAAGCTATTTCAAATAAGTTTTTAATGAACGAAAAGTGATATATAACTTAAAATAAGTTAAATTCATGAAACATATTAAATTATTTGAAGATTTTTTAAATGAAGCAACTCCATCTGAAATTATAAAAGATTTGGATAAAGTAAGACATGACTTGATTAAAAAAGTAGATGTATTAATTGCTAAAAAGAAAAAACTTTATTCTAATATAGATATTGAATCGCCGATGAGTGCTGATGAGAAAGAATTAGAGAAGGATATACAATCTATATTTTCACAGATCCAACAAATAATTCAACAAAAAAGAAAATTAAAAGAGTCGGTAAACGAAGCTGCAATAACATCTGATAAAATCAAACAATATTATTCTGCAATCTGTAAAGCTGAAAGTGTAGATGAAATTCCATTGAGATTTGAATCAGTTAAATTCGGCGGTGCATCAACTACATATAATCCAAAAACAAACAAAGCACTTTACATTTCTTTTGATGTTAGTAAAATGCACGATGTTGAATATGCTATTTTGCATGAATTAACACATCAAATAAAATTACAAACCGAAGGTGATCCATATCTTGGTAAAAAAGATCAATCTGCTAAATTTAAGAAATTAGAGAACGCCATGATTGATAAATACATGTACTCTAGTTATTCCAATATACTTTGGAAATAAAAAATTATAAAAACAAATTCATGAAAAATATTAGACTATTCGAACAATTCGTTAAGGATCTAGTCGAGAAAAAAGGCGACACATACAATTCAAGTTGTGCTATGTTGTACTTTGACTTTCCGCAACTTGCAGAAATTCATTCTAAAATAGACGAAGAAGATCTTTACACCGAAGAAGAGGACAGAACATTTGGTTTAGAAGATGAACCACACTGTACATTACTTTATGGTTTAGAAGACACAGTTACTCCAGATCAAATCGAACAAATAGTTAAGGGTATCAAATTTGGTAAACTTAGACTTTACAATATGTCCCTATTTGAAAATGGTAAATACGATGTTTTAAAGTTTGATGTTGGTTATACTGATAAAAAGTCTTCATTCTTGCATGATTGTAACGAAGAATTGACTAAGTTACCGTATAAGAGTGATTTCCCAGATTATCATCCTCACATGACAGTAGCATACTTAAAACCAGGAATGGGAGACAAATATACAATGGCATTTAAAAACGAAGAGCATGAGGTTTATCCTAATCATATCATTTTTAGTGAGCCAGATAATACTAAGACTCAAATTGCAATTGATACGCTTTTGCCACCCGACAAAGCCAGAATGGATTAATTCAAATTGTTCGCAACTTTATTAGATCCAGGTGAATTTATTTTCATCTGGATTTTTTTATGTCGAAAACTTTTTGTATATTTACAGTATAATCAAAACAAACAACATGTATAAAGAAGAATTAAAAGCAGAAGCAATCAGAATTATCAAAGCAAAACCTGAACTTAAATCAGAAATACAAGATTTGTATTCGTTAGCCCTTTCAGAGATTGAAGAAGGTGGATCAGAATCGCATGAATGTGATTTAGCTCATAATGATATGTTAGAACTAGAAAGAGAAGCATAATGATAAACAACTTAGACATAATCAAACCATTATTGAACTTCGAAAAGAAGGGTGACTTTTACATGCTTTATGTTTTCAAGCGTAAAAAGGACCAACCTGAAGCCGAACGAGACAATCACCAATCAGTAAGAACTATTAAGACTTATTGTATTGAAAGTATTGATCACTTAGAACGTAGATGGGATGAGATCAAGCAATTGTGTGAGATGTTTAAAGCTCGTGCTTATATTCATATACAGAAACAAAATCACTTTGATGTTAGTTTAAACATGATGGTTGCACTTGCTCAGAGAATTCAAGATGGTAACACAAATCAAAAAGGTTTGTTTGATTCAGTTGTTGGTCAGATCAAGACTCAAGAAAAACGTTGGATTGTTGACATTGATACCAAAGATGAGTCGTTTGATAGAGAAATTCAATTATTCATTAATACTCAGTGTCTGCCATTTGGAATGAAGATTATTGCTAATATTCCAACTAAAAATGGGGTTCATTTAATCACTGAACGCTTTGATGTTAAGACTTTTAGTGAAAAGTATCCAGAGATTGACATCCAAAAGAAGAATCCAACCCTATTATATTACCCAAACAGTTTAGACTATGAAGAAGACATTAATGCTTTTGTTAATATTGGCGTTTACTAGTTGCGAAAAGGATCAGATTATTGTACCAAAGCAAATAGCAACTGAAACAAGCATCAAAGAAACAAAGAAGCCCAAGAAAAAACTTGGGTTTTTTAAACGATTGAAGGCCAGAAGGTTAGCAAAAAAAGCTAAAAATGTTCGCAAGTAAATTTTTTTATGTCAAAAGTTATTAGTATATTAGCTCTATAATTAAAAGATAAAGATATGGAAAATACATTAGAACAAACCAAAAAATACTACTTCCAAGGAATTAGATGGGTACCAGGATATGACGATTTTGACTTTGATGATTGCGAAGTTGATGCAGTTGATGAGAAATCAGCATGGGATAAATTATTCCAATTTACAAAAAAATGGACGTGGAAGAGAGTAAGTTTAACACACATTGACAATATTAAAATAGTTTAAGATGAAAATAACTTTAGAAAAAGGACAAAGAGTTTTCTTTACTAGCGATACTCATTATAATCACGCTAACATCTGTAAAGCTACTTCACAGTGGCCAGATAGTTCAAGTGTGCGCGACTATAATTCATTGTACCACATGAATGCTGTCTTGATCGATAGCATCAATCAAATAGTTCGTGAAGATGATATTTTATTTCACTTAGGTGATTGGTCTTTTGGTGGTTTTGATTCTATTGCAGAATTTAGAAACCAACTTAACTGTAAGAACGTTCACTTGATTTTGGGTAACCATGACCACCATATTGAAAATGACAAAGAAGGCATCAGATCATTATTTGCATCTGTTAACCACTATTTGTTTTTGACTTTGGTTCAGCCAACTGATAACAAGCACATCAAACATCGTTTTGTTTTGTGTCACTTTCCTATTGCAAGTTGGAATGGAATGGGTGATGGCGTTATGCATTTACACGGCCACGTCCATTTGCCTGAACACTCTAGGATTGCTAAAGGTCGAGCAATGGATGTGGGTGTAGATGGAAATGATTTAAACCCAAACAGTTTAGAAGAAGTTTTAAATCTTTTAAAAGACAGACCAAAATTGGCATTAACCTTACCAAAAGATCATCATGAAAATTAGAATCAATAACATAGAGTGTAAAAAATACACAACTACCAAAGTAGATGAAATATTTTACGAGATAATTAAGTGGCAGCCAAATCCACACTTTGGTAAAGAACAAGAGTATCGAGATGCGGGATATGTTGATAGTTTCGGTGGAGAGTACTTACAAATTCCAACTGGAGGCCATTCAATTCAAAAGTCACTCTTTATTCACAAGGAATCTTGTTTTATGATTGCATCATTACGTTTAAATAGACGAGAACCAGATATTAATTTAGAAAGCGTAGGTTCTCGTCTTTTAGACTTAACTGAAGATGAACAAAAAGATTTCTTTGAAGTTTACAAATTAGCTAATCAAAAAATTTACAAAAAACACTTTAAAAATGACTAAAAAATTATACATCGTACGCGGAATACCAGGATCTGGCAAATCAACATTTGCATTAAACTTAGTTGGCTCAGACTTTTTAGTTTGTGAAGCTGATAAGTATTTTATGGTCGACGGAGAATATAAGTTTGATGGCTCTAAATTAAAAGAGGCTCATGAATCTTGTCGAACTTTGGTTGAAACATATATGAAAGATTCATTAGTGAATGACCAATTCTATCGAGAAATTGCAGTTTCAAACACATTCACACAAGAATGGGAAATGCAACCTTATTTTGATTTAGCTAAACAATATGGCTATATGGTCTTTAGCATTATTGTTGAAAACCGTCATGGTGGAGAAAACCAACATGGTGTACCAGCTGAGGCAATTCAAAGAATGAAAGATCGTTTTAATGTTAAATTATAAAAATATGGACGACAAAGAAATAATCATAAAAGCAATTGCGCTGCGCATTAAAGATGAGCAAAAGAAACATGAACATAGTATTCCTGATTGGCATGAAATTGCTGCTAGAAAGATCTATGCTTCATTTGACATAAAACTTCAACATATCGAAGAAGATGTTATATGCCCAAAATGTGAAGGAGTAAATGAATATTCTATATCAAACGATGGCGATTACAGATGTGCATATACTGATTGCCGACATATATTTAACAAACAAGTAATATGAAATCAACAGACTTAAGAATTGGAAACATTATAGATCTGGGCAATAGGATTGCCAAGATTATTGAGATCGGTCATTTATCATGCGTAGTTGTGGACTTAGAAGAAACTCAAGACACAATGGAAGACTACGAAAGAGTAAAAGGTCTTGTCTTAACTGATGAGTGGTTTGAACAGTGGGGATTCCATAAAGACGGTGAGTATTGGTGCAAAGGCATATACGATTACAAGTTTTGCTTTAGATACCGAGACTGGGCTAAAAACTGGGCTTTTTATCAAGAGTTCACTGATAGTCCTGACTCAAATGATGATGGTAAGAAATATCCGATCTCATTTGACATAGTATTTGTTCATCAGATACAGAACTTATGGCATTCATTATTGCATTACGAGATAACACAAACAGAAGACTAAAATCATGATAGAAAAAACAGATTGGCCAGAACCAGTAGTTGAATTAACTAATTTAGCTGTAATGGCCTTTAAGGCCGAGGGTTTATTTGAAGAAGAACCAGAATTGCTAGAAGATTGGTTCTATGAAGCACTTGCAGAAATAGCATTTCCTAAGTTCGTAGCTGGCACAGATATGTGGTGGTCAGAAGATGAGATTGACAATGCCATCAATCGAGGTTTAGCCTACTCTATTACTCTTAAATTAAAGGAAGAGGGTTTAATGGATTGGATTGAAGACGAGAATGGTGATCAAATGATCTTTTTAACAGAAAAGGGCAAGAAAGTCGGCGAGACTTACAAGAAAAAATAAAATGTTCGTAACTTTTTTAGGTCTGGGTGAATTTATTTTCATCCAGATTTTTTTATGTCAAATATTTGTCGTATATTTACTCTATAATTAAAAGAAAGATGATAAGAAATAAAGAAGAAAAATCAGGACCGATCATTATCGATCTTACAGGACCAGAAGGTAATGCATTTGTCCTTATGGGAATGGCAGCTAAATTCGCAAGCCAACTTAAACTTAACAAAGATAAGATCATTGGAGAAATGATGTCAGGAGATTATGAACATCTCTTACAAGTATTCGATCGTGAATTTGGTGAATTTGTAATCTTAGAACGATAAGCCATGGAGATCTATACATTCCCACGTAGTCGGTTTTATGGTGATGTTTTTGCCATAGTCAAAACTTTATCAGGTACTTATGTATGTCCAGATTGGCACCCAGTGCCCGATGGGACTACTAGGGATCAGATCAGGTTCTTCGAAGCAGATAATACGTCTAAAAAACAAGTAGCACCATCAGCTCCTAAAGAGTCCAAACCTAAGCAAGAATGGACAGTAAATGGATCTAAAGCTGGTGTAACTTACACTGTTTCAGATAATAATGGCTCTTGGAGCTGCACATGTCCATCAAATAGTTTTCATCGAGGTGACTGTAAGCACATTAAGGCTAAAAAAGCAGAATTGTTCGCAACTTCTGAAAAATAAATTTTGGGTTGTCAAATAAATCACGTATATTTACTCTATAATTAAAAGCAAAACAACATGCAAAACATCAAATCACAAATCGAATCATGGGTAGCTAACGAAGCTCAAGCTACAATCAACAGCTATTATGCTGCTCATTTATCTAGTTTAAATGTTCCTAGACTTACTGTCAAGTTTGGCGTAAAATATGCTCAAGTTTGGAACGGTACTACTATTTGGGCTTTTATAGCATTATACAATACTCCTGAAAAAGCTGAAATAGCAGGTGACTTACTTAAACCAGCATCTTGGAGAGCACCAGCTAAACACAGTCGTGGTAACATCTTAGAAGGTACAGCATCTTATGGTCCTTACGGTCCAGCTTATATCAACTAAAATGTTCGCAACTTTAGTAAAATAAATTTTTTACTGTCAAATAAATCACGTATATTTACATATAATTAATCAGATAAACAACATGAAAAATCAAATTAAAACCTTCGACCGTGCCACTGTTAAATCTCTTCGCTCTGAAATTGACATGGCTTTAGCTGCACTTTCTAAAAAGTATGGTATTGAAATCTCAACTGGTAATGCTTCCTTCACTGGATCTAATGTAACTTTTAAAGTTCAAGCAGCAGTTAAAGCCTCTAATGGTGTAGTAATGACCAAAGAAGCTAGTGATTTTGCTCGATACGCATCGACTCTTTTACCAGGTGTTAAGATTGGTGATACAGTTTCTATTCAAGGTAACGAATATGTTATCGCTGGTTGGAAAACAAGAGCTCAAAAGAATCCAGTTATTGTTACTCGCAATGGTAAATCTTACCGAGTTACGGCAAGTATGATTAAATTTTCATCTTTAAATCAAGTAAAATAATTAATATGACAAAGACACAAGCCCTTAAGTTAGTAGAAATTACTAGTCAACGTCAAGCTGACAATGGTACAGTTTGTTATTTCGATCCAATCGCTAAATGTATTTACATGAGTTACGAATCTGGTTATGTTCGTCGAGCATACCAAACCAGAAATTGGCGAGGACATCTAATCACGACCATTTATCAAGTCAATAAAACTCGTCAAGCAAAAAGAGTTTCTGATTGGTCAGGTTGTGAATACTTTCAAACTGAAAGAATCTTGGTTCCATCTCATGAAGATCGTTTAGATCTGATCTGTCGTGCAGCAGTTAATTACCGTCAAACTCTTAAAAAATATGCAAATGCTTAAGAACCTACAAAACTTTGTTAACGAGTCAAACTCGTCAAACTCAAACACAGATAAGTTGAACGTGCTGAAAAAATATGCACATGATGCAGAAATCTGTAAAATACTCGAGTATACATATAATACTTTTAAGCAATATTATGTTACTTCTAAAAACTGTCAAAACCGCAGCGACTTGGTTGCTCCAGAAAATATGTATAGCAGCCTTTTTGGGCTTTTGGATGATCTCAGTGATCGTAATCTCACTGGCCACTCCGCTATTCAAGCAGTCAATGCGTTTGTTGGCGCACATCGTGAATCCGAGGACCTAATCTGGAACATCTTAGATCGTAATCTTAAGACAAGATCTACTGCATCTATGATTAACACTGCCATTCCTTCGCTTATTCCAACCTTTGATGTTGCATTAGCACAAGCTTACGACGAAAAAACAGCCAAAAAGGTTAACTTTAAAGATGGTTGGTACATGAGCCGTAAATTAGATGGTGTACGTTGTATCGCCATCTTAAGAAAGAACGGAGATGTTAACTTTTATTCTCGAGTTGGTAATGAATTTGAAACTCTTGGCAATCTTAAACTAGAACTTACTCGTTTGGCCCAAGACATCGTTCTTGATGGTGAAATCTGTATGGTTGATGAGAATGGCAAAGAAGATTTCCAAGGTATTATCAAAGAGATCAAACGCAAAAATCACACGATCAAACGTCCTAAATTCTTGGTCTTTGATGCATTGACTCACACTGAATTTATTGAGAAAATGTCAGGTCGTAAATTCTCTGCTCGTCAAGAATATCTTGAAGGTTGGTTTGAAAACTACAATTCAGAATTATTTTTGACAGAGAAACTTGAGCAGATCAGAATCGAGAACGAAGAACAAATGAATTCATTTATTGCTGAAGGAACTAAAGAAGGTTGGGAAGGTATTATGCTTCGCAAAGATACTTTCTACCGAGGTAAACGTAGTGCTGATATTCTTAAAGTTAAACAATTCCATGATGCAGAATACACAGTTGTTGATATTCAAAATGGTCCATTCAGAGTTATTGTTGATGGCAAAGAAGTCGAAGAAGATGTAATGCGTCACGTAGTTATCGAGCACAAAGGTTATCGAGTTGACGTTGGATCTGGATTTAGTCTTGAACAACGTAGACTTTATAAAGCAAATCCAAATGCTATTCTTGGTAAACAAATCACAGTTCAATACTTTGAAGAATCTTTTAATCAGCATGGTGGCATTAGCTTAAGATTCCCAACAGTAAAGGCTGTTTATGAAACAGAACGTAATTTTTAAATATAACTAACATGAAAGAAAAACTAAAAGGATTCCTTAACTTTTTTAACACGTACATACTATGGTTTGGTATGGGTGTCGCGACACTGTTCGCATTAGATCTAGCAAATTTTTTAATGACATATCCAAACGATATTGCATTCTTCGCTGGACTCTTTATTTACACAACTTGTATCGGTGCGATAGGATACTCAATTTACACAGTAATCACAAACAATCAAAATAAAAATAAAAATGAAAATTAAAGCAATCGTAGTATTATCAGCATTGATCTTTGGATCAATCTTCTTAATTAATTCATGTGAGCGTATTGACGCAGGACATGTAGGTGTAAAAGTTAACATGTATGGATCTGGCAAAGGTGTCGGTGATGTAACAGAATGTACAGGATGGGTCTTTTATAATCCATTGACAACAAAGATTTATGAGTTTCCAACTTTCATGCAACACAAAGAGTACAAGAAATTTGAAGAAATTGACAACTCATTTATTGTAAACTCTAAAGATGGATCTGAGTTTCATGTTTCGCCAATTATTAACTATTCAGTTGAACGCGAGAAAGTACCTTTTATCTTTTCAAAATATCGTAGAGAATTAGGTGATATTGAAGAAGGATTCTTAAAGACAACTATTTATGATGCTTTTAGAATGACAGCCAATGCTTACACAGCCGAAGAACTAATCTCAAATCGTCAAATCTTTGAAACAAAAGTAAGATCTACATTGGACGCTAATTTATTAAAAGAAGGTTTTGTTATCAGTCAATTGACTTCAAACTTAATCTATCCTGAAACATTTAAACGTGCAATTGAGGCCAAGAACAATGCAGTCCAAACAGCATTAACTGCTGAAAACCAAGTTAAGACTGCTGAAGCTCAAGCAAAAATCAAAGTGGCAACAGCAACTGGTAATGCAGAAGCTATGTTAACTGCCGCAAAAGCCGAAGCTGAAGCTAACCGAATGAAGCAAGTAACTTTGACTCCACTATTATTACAACTTGAGTGGATCAACAAATGGAACGGCCAATTACCTAGTACAATGTTAGGTGACAAATCAAACACTATGTTTGGTATTAAATAAATTTAAATAACTAACATTTTAAGATCCCTGTGTATTTTTACACGGGGATTTTTTTGTAATAAAAAAGGTAATATATACAGAAAAAATCTGATTATAATGCCAAATAAATTCAAATATAATAAGACAGGATCTGAAGCTGACTCTATTTTTAAAGGCAATTGGGCCATTGACACAACCCCAAATAATACAGGTGGTGGACCAAGTTCATTAACTGGTTTTTACAACGGAGCTAATATTCCAGACGGGGGTTACGCTTTATATAGTCCTACTGGAGTTTTTACTGCGATAAACGATAATGATTTAATTAGTATTGCTAAACAATATGGAGGAACAAACATTAATACTGTTTATGATGCTTTAAGTTATTTTAATGGGCAACCTAATTATGTGGTTACTAATATAAATTATCCATCAATTGTTACAAGTGGTTTAACATTAATGAATGATACCGCTTATGTTCCATCTTATCCAAAAACAGGGACAACATTTAATGATTTAAGTAGTTACAACAACAACGGGACATTATCGAGTGGTGTGACATATAATTCAATTAATGGTGGTGTCTTTTTATTTAATGGTATTAGTGGTTATGTTAGTGTTCCCGAAACATCAAGTATTGACATTATAACTAATACGATTTCATTTGGTGGTTGGTGTTATCCAACTACTACTGGTAATTTCCTCCATATTATTGCCAAAAATACTGGACTTAGCAGACAATACGGGATGTGGTTATATCTTAATAGCCAAATTCAAATATATCGAGCATTAAATGGTGTTGTTGGCCAAACTGGTGTTATAATAAGCACTCCTTGGTCACTTAATGCTTGGAATTATATAATGCTTGTTTATAATGGTTCAACTATTAAAATTTATTTAAATGGGAATGAAGTTTCTTCTCAGAACGCAACCGGTAATATTACACATACTAATTCAAATGTTAATATTGGTGGTGAACCTGGTAATGCCTATACATTTGAGGGTCGAATATCTTCAACTCAAATTTATAATCGAGCATTGTCTGCTGCGGAAATCCTACAAAACTTTAATGCCCTAAAATCAAGATACGGATTATAATTCTTGTAAAATAATTCAGCCTGCATTTTTTTATGTCAAATATTTTTAGTATATTAGCAGTATGAAAAACAAGAAGAAAAATAAGCCAAATGAAAACTTGAATGGGTTAAGCTTTCGACATGTAGTTAGTATAGTTCGCCGTATGATGATTACAAAAGATCATGGAGACATGAACAAGTACTCTCGTAAAGACAAATCATGGAAGAAGGATTTGTAATACCAACTTTAGCTGAGATTTGTCAAGTAGTTAATAAGCACCCAAAAATGGTGCATGGCTGCTATGTGTTTGGCTCTAGAGTCTATGGTACTGCTAATGAAGAGTCAGATTGGGATATTATCTTAATTGCCAATGCACCATCACCTGAAGTAGAATACAAATCAGACAAATTCAATATTCATATTATCGTTCCTGATAAATTTAGAAAGGACGTCAAAGACAATCACATTAGAGCAATTGAATGCTTATTTGCACCTGACTGGGCTCAGATCAAACCATTTGACTGCACATTTGTTTACAAGCCTGAAAGTTTCAGACACAACATATCGCATACTGTTTCTAATTCATGGGTCAAGGCCAAAAAGAAGTTGGAACAAGGCGACTACTACATTGGCATCAAAAGTTTATTTCATTCATTGAGAATTGCCAAGTTTGGGATCGAATTTGCTGAGAACCAAGCAATTGACTATACATCAAGCAACTTTATTTGGACCAAGTTAAGTTCAAGAGAATGGACTTGGGATGAATTAAAAGAGTATTGGCAACCAACGCGTAATGAATTGTTAACAACTTTTAGATCTTTTTGCGAAAAAAAAGCGCAATAAATTTTTTAGTGTCAAGTTTTATTAGTATATTTACTGTATAATTAAAAGAAAAACAAAATGGAAAATTCAATCAAAGTAGGCTACGATTCTCAAACAGGTTTTTACACCTTTAAAGTTGGTTTTAATGCTTCAATGGAAGTAAATGGCAAATCTATTGTAGATCCTTTGCGTGGGTTTAGAAGCGGTGAACTTATCGTCTTAGCTGAAAAACCAGAATCAATCACATATAAAACCAGCAATCGTAGATTAATCGGTTATGATAACATCGAAGATCAAACTACTCTTTCGATCAATCAATACAAAGAAATCGATGCCAAAATTGCATTAACTAGAGAATATGATGAGGATTCTGAAGAATTTACTTATAATACTCTAGAAGATGAGGTTTTTGCTTTGAGATTCCATAGAAGTCACAAGGCTATCTATGAAAACATCGAAGAGATTGTTAGTTTACCGATCGAGATGATTGAGTATCCAGTAAGTGCTCATAAATGCATTATTCCAATGTATTCTTTGGATGCTGCCAATGTTTTCGAAACTAAATGTAAATATGTACCAAACAACCTTGATCTTTTCTTTGAAGTTTGTGCTCAATATGGTATTGATAAAAGTCGCATTGACATTCCAACTCATTCAGGTTTACGTTTTGTTAAAATAGATGATAGCTATTTGACTGGAGCTGAAGAATTTGAAAAGACTTCAAGTTCAACAACTATTGATACTTACGAAGTTTGTATCACTAAAATGAATGCTAATCGTAAGAAGTTAGAGGATTTAGTTAGCATGCATTTGGCTAAACGTTCACAAAAAGTATTGGACAAAGGCACAGTTGGAGAATTGTTAAAAGAATTGTTAGTTCTGAAAGGCCGAGTTTCTGGTCTTGAAGTTAAGCAAAAGGATTATAGTTCTCAAAGAGCTCTTAATGGTAAATTAAATGAATTAATCGAAACTTATAAACAATTAGCATAATTATGAATTGGGAAGAAAGAAAAGCAGCATACACAACCAAGGCTAAAACTTTGGCTGATGTACCTAAAGACCTAAAATACTTTTCAAAGTTTAATACTTTGAAGATGGCAGCCATGGAAAAGATTGAAGCCGATATCAAGTCCGGTAAAATCAACAAAGAGGATGCAAGTGAATTGCATACAATTCGTGATGCCAAAGATACATTCGGTTTCACTGAAAGATATGTAAATGTCTTGATGGAATATGCATACCGCGAAGCTATGGACTATATGCAAAAAGATTATATTGCAAGGACCAAAGAAATGAACGAGGCTTTTAACAAGATTGTGGGTGCGTTAGAAGAAGTAGACATGATCCCTGAAAATTGTAACTGTGATTATTAAATTGTTCGCAACTTTATTTTTTATTGTCAAATAAATCACGTATATTTACTCTATAATTAAAAACAAAACATGAAAACATCATTTAAATTAATCACAGTCTTAGTAGCAGCAATAATCATTGGAGGTATTGCATTTGAGATCTCATCTTATGGTAATGTAAACACAATTGAAGCCAAAGTTGAAGGTAAAGAAAGAATCACCCAATCTGTCGGAAATACGATTGAGTCCTTTTATTTGGTCTATACAGACAAAGGAACTTTTAAGCTTGAGGATGATATGTTTAGAGGTAATTTTTATTCTAGTGATGTTTATGGGAAACTAAAACAAGATTCCACGTATAAGTTTAAAACAGCAGGTTACCGAATCGGTTGGATGAGTTCATACCCTAACATTATCGAAGTAAAATAATATGAGAGACGCTGCAAAATATGTGATTGTCAATGGTTGTGCAATCATCTTCTCACCAGCAATCCAACACAAAGACATGGTTGGTTACAATGAAAAAGCAACTGGAGCTGGATTTGTCAGATTTTACTTTGACGAATCCACAGATGAAATTAAGGTAAAAGCTTATGGTACTTCGATCTCATTAGGAGTTTCTTCACAAGAAGGTGACTCAGAAATTTTAACACGTCAAATCACTAATACTTATTAATATGCAAAAGAATTATTTTCAATTAGACAAAGTACATTCAATTACTTTAACATACGAAACAGAATCAAGTTATAAATGGTTCAATGAAATACCAGCAAAACCAAAAAAGTTCTTAGGAATTCAATATGGTATGACTGAAGCTGTTCTAGCAGGATGGTCTGACTATGAAGGTGGCAAATGGCCAAAACCTACTAGCTATTTTGATGGCTACAAATGGTATCGAATTGACGAAGTCAACAAGAAGATTTATAATAAAGCGCATGTAAATATTCGCTTTAGTTACAAAGAAGGAATTGGACACAACTTTAACTCAAACGAAGAAGCTCAAAAATGGGTCGATGAACTAATATTATCTTCAGACAAAAAATTCACAGTAATTATCAATAAATAATATGAAACATTTTGCAGTATCACTAGTCTTTATAGCTTTCTTCTCTTTGATCGGAGCGGTATGCTATCTTACACAATCAGCGTGGCCCATGTGGGGTCTTTTATTAACACCAACTTGGTCTTCAAAATCTAATGACAAAGACGATGAGTAAGATTATTTATATGGAACAAACCTTGGCGCTAATTGCCCGACAAGATCCAACGCGAGTAGAAGAAATTATCAAGTCTGGAAAGATTTGTCAAACTGAATCAGGAATCAAATACGTTTTAATACAAGAATAAGATGGAAGATATAGTAGGAGCAATATGTTTAACGATTATGTTCATTTTCGGGATGTACTTTAATTATAAAATACACAAAGATGGCAAATGATATGTTAGAAAAGCTTGAAGCTTTTTTAGAAAGCGAAGAAGGTAAAAAGTCAATCGAAGACTTTGTTCTAAAGATACAAAGACGAGATGAACATGAATCTCGATGGACTGATCGCATGTGGAACAGAATCAAAGATGACATCGATGGTGCTATCGAACACGTGTGCAATTGGTATGAATCTGACAAGTACAGAGATCGAGAATACCGAATGGGATTTGAACCTCGTGAAAGTTTACTTTGGGTCTTATTTAGATGTGCAGCCAAATATGGTAAAGAATGTACTGATGAGAGTTATGCTAACTCGTTTACCGGAGATATGTATTGTTTAGGATCTTATGTTATTCAAGTGATGCACGGTCAAGGATCTGTAATTAGTATTGATAAAATTAAATAAAAATGAACAAAGCAATATTAGATAAGTATGTAGAAGCAGGTTGGTTGATTCGTCAGTCACACCCTACTTTGCCATTGTCAATCTACAATTACTCTCAATCCACACAGTATGAGAAGTATTGGGACGATGTTACTTTGTCTTGTCGTGGAGTTATTACCGATGATGAAACTGGTAATATTATCATTAAGCCATTTCCAAAGTTTTTTAACTACGAAGAATTGCCAGCGACTATGATTCCATGGTCAAATTCTGACTATGTTTATGTTCAAGAAAAAATGGATGGATCCTTGGGTATTTTATTTAACTATAAGAATGAGTGGATCTTATCAACTCGTGGATCTTTTACATCAGATCAGGCCATTCGAGGCTTAGAGATCTTAAAGGCCAAATACATCTTAGATGCTTTTGAACCTTCTGTTGCCTATTTATGTGAGATTATTTACCCAGAAAATAGAATTGTGGTTGATTATGGCAAAGAAAAGATTACATTTTTAGGTGCGGCCCTTAATCGATCTTGGAATTGGAAAGAAGGTGGAGACGATGAATTACATTGGACTACAGCACAGGCCTATTTTAAAATGTCAGGTGTTAAAAAGTCTGATATTGTTAAAACTACTCAAGTCTTTGATTTGGGTCCAGAATTATATTCAACTTTAAAAGCTTTGAACAAAGCCAACGAAGAAGGTTATGTCTTACGTTTCTTTCCTTCTAACTTAAGGGTTAAAATCAAGTTTGAAGATTACTGTACTTTGCACCGAATCTTAACTAATGTTTCTTCATACGATATTTGGGAAAACTTAATGAAATTTGGTAAATTGCCAGAGCAAATGCTTAATGATGTACCAGATGAGTTTTATGATTGGGTTCATGCAACTCAAACTAAAATCATGGCAGATTTTAAACAAGTAATGCACTATCATTTAGCAGTTTGCTCTTCGATCTTAAGAGATGGTATGTTGACTCAAAAAGAATTTGCTGAACAAGTTTTAGCTTTGAGCGATGTTAATCATGGTATCATTTTTGGAATTGCAAATGGCAAAGATGTGAGCGAAAAGGCCTGGAAAATGGTTAAGCCAGAATATAGTAAACCTTTTTTAAATAAGTTTGAAACAATCGAAAACTAAGCAATATAACTATCAAATCAAATAAATTATGAAATTCGTAGACGCTTTAAGACAAGAAGACATGCTAACCGAAAATGGTATGGCAACCAACTCAAGTTCATTGAATGCTTGTGTTGATTTATTCTTTAACATCGGTGCCATGAGAGGCCAAGACAAACAACGTTTGATCGCTACATTCTCGAAAGCCTTTAATGAAGATCCTAAACGTGCGATGAAACTTTTATTCTGGGCACGTGATGTCAGAGGTGGTGCTGGAGAACGTCAAGTTTTCAAAGACATTATCATTTACTTAGCAGAAGACCATGATTTGACTTTAAAACCAAACTTGCATTTGATTGCTGAATACGGCCGATGGGATGATTTATTAGTTCTTGCAGGAACACGTCTTGAAAAAGAAGCATTTACCTTAATTTCAAATGCTATCGTAGCTGAAAATGGTTTATGTGCTAAATGGATGCCACGTAAAGGTCCAATTGCTGAAAAGTTACGTAAATTTACAGGCATGTCACCAAAACAATATCGTAAATCTTTAGTTGGATTGACTAGTGTTGTTGAGACTAAAATGTGTGCTAAAGAATGGGACACCATTGAATTTGGTAAATTACCATCAGTGGCCTCAGCCAGATACCAAAAAGCCTTTGGTAAAAATGCATACGAAAGTTATTCAGCTTATATCCAATCATTAGTAAAAGGTGAAGCTAAAATCAATGCAGGTGCAGTTTACCCTTATGACATTACCAAGTCATTAAAACAAGGTAATGCAACAGTTGCTAACGAACAATGGAAAGCCCTTCCTAATTATTTAGAAGGAGCAAACGATATGATTTTACCAGTTGTGGATACATCAGGTTCTATGTCTTGCCCAGCAGGAGGTAGCAAATCAGTAACTTGTATGGATGTTGCTGTTTCATTAGGTCTTTATATTTCTGAACGAAATGAAGGTCCTTTCAAAGATGCATTCATCACATTCTCAGACACTCCACAACTACAAGTATTAAGTGGTTCACTAAAAGATCGCTACGCACAGATGTCATCTTCAAATTGGGGAATGTCAACAAATCTCGAGGCGACTTTTAAATTGATCTTAGATCAAGCCACTAAGCATAATTTGTCTCAAGACGAAATGCCAAATAAGATTCTTATCTTATCAGATATGGAATTTAATGCGGCAACTGGAGGTGGAGGTTGGAGAAACGAAGATGGAAAATGGAATCCAACTGCACAACAAATGATCGAGAAGATGTACGATGCAGCAGGTTACACAATGCCTCAGATTGTTTATTGGAACATTCAATCTAGAAATGGTGGTGTACCAGTAGCCTTTGATACTCAAGGCACTGCATTGGTAAGCGGATTCTCACCAGCAATTATGAAAAGTTTACTTGGAGGAGATATTGAATCTCCACAACAAATAATGGATAAAACAATCTTGAGCGAAAGGTACTCACCAATCGTTTAAGATATATAAAGAAAATTGGTTCCGTACAGCAACTTATACAACCATATACTTATAGAAACGGAAAACAAGGAACCAGGTGGATCGATACAGCAAAAAGTACACACAAACTATGACAGAGTCTGGGATAAACGTGGAGCTAATGATTCGTCCTTAGTTTTGAAGCGGCTAGACAAGGTGAAGACTAACACTGGAAAATAGGTTACACGTCAAACCACCCCAATAGGTGACTAGTAGGATGAAGTTGAAGATAGTAGACTCTCGCGAAAATCAAAGCCGAAGACGTTAAACAGGGTTATTCTGCCGAGAAGAAAATCACGAACAGCGATCCCGTTAAACATTAAAAGCCACTTCGGTGGCTTTTTTTATGAAACAACTTTAAATTATAGAGTATAAACTACTATAGATAATATTATGAGGATTACACTAATCAGCGATACGCACACAAAACACAATTACTTAAATGGCGATTTGCCAGGAGGTGATTTATTAATTCATGCTGGAGATATTATGAACTCTGGTTATAGACCAACCGACATCACAGATTTCTGTAAATGGTTTGATGGCTTAGAACAATATGACCATAAGGTTTTTATTGCCGGAAATCATGATCGAATGTTTGAAAATCTGCCAGAAAAGGCAATAGAAATTGTCAATTCGTACAAGTGGATTGATTATTTACAAGATGATTGGATTATAGTTGGAGATGCAGATGCACATGATGCAAATGTAAAAACTGCTAAAATCTATGGTAGCCCATGGCAACCTGAATTTTACAATTGGGCATTTAATTTGCCAAAAGGTGGCAAAGAACTAGAAGCTAAATGGGCCGCAATTCCAACAGATACTGATATTTTAATAACTCATGGCCCAGTTCAAGGACATTTAGATGCGAGTGGACCTCCATATAATGAACCTAACTTAGGCTGTTCATTATTAAGACATCATATTGATACAGTTTCTAGACCAAAGATTCATGTATGTGGTCATATTCATGGTGGTTATGGCTATGAGTTCGATGGTCAAACACATTATTTTAACGCTTCTATTTTAAATGAGCAATATGAATATGTTAATAAGCCAGTAACATTTGATTGGAACCCAGAAACAAACGAAATACAATTTATATAAATTATGATAGATCTAACTAACCCTAAAATCAAGACTTTTGTCGATCATGTGAAAAAAGAGTGTAGAAAAAAGGGGATTAAGTTTGATCTAAGACCTTCAAAATATGTTAAATTATCAGAATCAATGCAGTGTTCAGGTTGGTTTGATAGTGAGAACATGGCACTTGTCGTTGCTGCTAAAAATTCACTAGCTTTGGATGTACTAGTTCATGAATATGGTCACTTTACTCAATGGGATGAAGATATTCCAGTTTGGAATGCAGCTGAAGAATCATTAGGCTATGTGGAATGGTGGTTGGCCGGTTACGAAGTTAAAAACATTAAAAAATGGTTGGCTTTGTCAAGAGATTTAGAACTTGATAATGAGAAACGATCAGTGGCTTTAATTAAAAAGTTTAACTTACCAATCGATACCAAAGAATACACTAAGAAAGCCAATGCCTATGTGCAATTCTATAACTGGATGTACTATTCAAGGCGCTGGTCAACGCCAAAGAACAGTCCTTATAGAAACAATGTCATTTTAGATGCTATGCCAGAGAAGTTTAACATGAACTACAAAAAGCTTTCTTATAAGGCTTATAAAGCTTTTGAAGCATCTGAAATTTAATTGAAAATAAATTTTTTTATGTCAAAAGAATTTAGTATATTTACAAAGTAATAAAATTAAAATGAAAACAATAGAACACAGAAGTTTGGGTCGTATTAAGATCCACATAGAATTTGAAAGATTCTTTGAAGGACAACCCGCACATAAGTATATTGCATTAGCTGAAACTAATACGGTTCTTAGAGAAGATAGTGATAGTTGGAGATGGAATAGGTCTTACAAATACACTGCTAAAGGATCGGTTGCTAAACAATATTATTTGCTATGGTGTAATACTGATGATTTTGCAAATGGAGGATTTACTCACATGCAAACGCCAAGTGGCAGAGCAATGTCATTTAAATCTGCTTCAAAACAATTTTATGAATTAGTAAAGGCAACTGAATTCGTCACATTTAACAAGATATAATATGAAATACGCATCTATAGACATAGAAACAACAGGAATTGACAACGAAAGATCTCAAACATTATCAATTGGTATTGTTCTAGAGGACTGTAATGACATCAAGCCAATTAATGAGCTGCCAAAATTAGAAGTAGCTATCATTCGCGAAAGACTCGATGGAGAAATCTTTGCACTGAACATGAACCGAGATTTGATCTCAGACATCTTACGTTATAAGTTGGCAAAAACAGACGAAGAACGTAAGCAAATTGAGGCTGAAACTAGTCGTGAATACTTAAATGAAGAAGATGTAGTGAAACGTATCTTTCATTTTATGTATGATAATAATGCAATTGAAGGTGATTATACCTTTGGAGACATGAGAGAAATAGTAAATGGTAAAAGTTATCCAGCTTTGACTTCTAATATGAAGCCGTGGTATTTTAATGCCGCTGGTAAAAACTTTGCATCATTTGACCAAAAATTCTTGGAAAGACTTCCACGTTGGAAACAGGTTTTTAAGATTAGAGGTCGTGTTTTGGATCCTGCAATACTTTTTGTTGATTGGGCTAACGATAACGCTACACCAGGTTTGAGCCTGTGCAAAGAGCGTGCAGGTTTATCAAACGTCGTGACCCATAATGCAGTAGAGGATGCACTTGATGTTGTAATGTTATTAAGAAAGCAATACGTTAAATAATGGCAATGAAATTTGAAATAACTGAGGCCCAGATGGTCAAGCTTAAAGAATGGCAAGAAAAGATCAAAGATCTTTTTGGTGAATATGGAAACTACACTTATTCATTTACTCCAACAGGAATTGGTGATGGAGTTGAGGTTTGGAGTGACCTAACTAAAACTAAATTAGACTTAACAGATATTGACACATGGTAGAAGATAACAACGGCTTGGATCAAGTCAGAAATGATCCATTTTATATACACGAGGCTTTAGATCGTACTCACATGGTTGCATCGATATTAGAAGATCATTTACTACAGCATCCTTGGGTTAAAATAAATAAATCTGTTAGTGACAAATTAGATGCAGCTTTAATGCTATTAGCTGAAGCTTATCAAGAAATTGGTCAATATCCAGAAACAAAAGACGAGTCAAACATATAATAACTATGGGAACTAATTACGTTAGAGTGCCAACTGAGGCCGAAATGATTGAGAGAAAGCAAAAGCTAGAAGAAAGAATAGCTAAGCTAACGTTAGATGCACCAATGGTAGCTAATGGATTTAGAACGGTGCAGATTACAGCTAATGACTGGGAAAATGCAGATCCATGGGATGAATTTAATGCTGGTATTTGTACACATCTTGGTAAAAGAAGCGGTGGCTGGCAGTTTTGTTGGAACCTAAATACTAATTTGTATTATACCAACAAAGAAGAGCTATTAGCTTATATTAGAAGTGGTAGAGTAGTAGACGAATATGGAACTGAAATTCCATGTGAAGAGTTTATTGAAATGGCCTTAAATTGGTGCCCTGATGGCCTAATATTTGATCAGGCTCATGAAGAAAAAGCTGCTCAAGAAAATCCAAACTATCATTATTGGGGACCAAGTGCTCATGATACTGTTATAGATGGTTTAAGATTTAGCTCATCAGATAGTTTTAGTTAAAATGACACGAGAAGAGTTTAATACATACCTTGAAAGCATTGATGGCTTAGTAAATGGATGGAAGACTCAAGCACCGCCAATTACAGATAGTTACTTTATGCAACATGATGCTGGTTGGTATGAATTAGAGAAACATCTTATTGAAGATCTAATTAAATTAGGTTGGAACAAAGAAGTTTGCCAGATCAAAGAGAAATTTGGAGGTCTTAGATTCTATATTAATGAAGGCTCTGATGAGATCCATAAAAGAATCCAACAAGCTGAATCAGAATCATACGAGACATGTGAAGGCTGTGGAACTAAAGAAGAAATAGGAAAGACGAAAGGTTGGATTACAACATGTTGCCAATCGTGCGCAATAAAAATATTTGAAAACAAATCAGAACCTAAAGATTTTATTATGTTCTGGACTAAAAACACATAAAACAAAATGGATCAAATTTACAATTACGTATTCTGGCACAATTCTTACGAACAGATATGGTATGCAATTCCAAGAGATCAGTACAATGAATTCTTTAGTGGAAACAGAAACTACAAAAATGTTATTAAATCAAGTAAGATTGATACTCTTATTATGATTATCGAAAACCCTAACCTAGAAATACAAGAAGATGGCGAGATTATACAAAATCCATAGTGATGGATCAGCAGAATTTAAGGAACAAGGTGCAAGAATAGAAGCTATTGCATGGACAGAAAATGGCAACTTTGACAAAATAGTGGCAAATAAACCAACTGTTGGATGTTCTTTATTAGTAGGATCTGTGACAGCAAGAAGCTATTCAGATCAAGACTATTGGTTAACAACCAAAGTGACTGAGATCCTAGTAGAATCAGCAATTAGCATTAAATTTAAAACAGAAAACTCAACATACGAACTAATATTTTAATCATGGCAGAAGAAACAATCGAAAACATTACACATGGACTGGTAGCATTTGTAAAAGATGAAGAAAATCCAGAACAAATCGTTATTTTACACTTTTGTGGGTACTTTCAAGAACCAACAGAAGATGATTACGTAGCTCTTAAGACAGAACTTGCTAGTTCAGAAGACTTTGGTTTACAAGGCATTGACTTTGAACTTGGCGAGGCAACTCAAGAGATGCTTGATTACTTTAAGGATCCTTCAAGATTTGAGGAAGAAGTAGAGTAATTGTTCGTAACTTTTTAAGATCCGGGTGAATTTATTTTCATCCGGATTTTTTTATGTCAAATATTATTAGTATATTTACATATAACAAATTTAAACTAGACAAAGATGACAAAGTTACACATTTACAATGACCTCGGAATTTACAAGAACGCTATCAAGCAGCAGATCAAAGACTATTTAGATATGCTTAGTACTGATGAAGCTAATGAACGAGGATTGACTGAAGCTGCTGCATTAATCAACAAGCGTACTCAAATGTACACTCCAACAGAGGCTGAATGTTTGATCTCATGGTATATAAGTTCACACGATGAATGTGTTGTTGATAATCCAGAAGATTTTCATCCTTTGCAGATCCATACAGCTACTGCAAAATTAGCAAGATACGATAAAGCCTATAACAAAATTAAAATCTCTCAATAATTATGAAAATAACAGCATTAAACGCAGAACAAGCCTCAGGCAAAACAAATGGCTCTAGCCTTAAAGGTTACATAGCTTGTAAATACGCAGATCTAATCTCTTTATTGGGTCAGCCAGCTTATGGTCAATCTGGTGACGAAAAAGTCAATTTTGATTGGGTTGTAGAATTTGGAGGTAATTATTTTACCATCTATGATTGGAAAACTTACAATGTCCGCTATAGCACAGAGAGTTTAAACCAATGGAATGTCGGAGGTAAAGTTTCTGCTGTAGATTTTATTGAATATATAGAAAAACAAATTAAAAATAAATAAGATGAAGAACGTACAGTTATTTGAACAATTCTTGAATGAAGCTGCCATTTTTGACAATGACGCAGTAGACATACAATCAGCCATCGATATATTAAAGGATCGATTAGAAAAAGAAAATCCAGGCTATTATTCTCTTAGCAAAGGTGTATTTGGTAACGATACTATTATGATATTGGTTTCTTTGGATCCTAAAGCAGAATGGTCTAATGGTTATGTTGAAAACTCTAACTACTTTAGAATGGCTATTTATAAAGATGGTAAAATGGAAACATTTGTACAAAGTCTTTACTATCCTAATGTTGCTGTAAGTTACGAATCTCGTTTAAAGATTAAATTTAGAAAGTCAACTGCCAAATCTATGAAAGATGCGTCTGATAGATTAGTTAAATTTATCAATGACATTAAAAAAGAAATGGGTAAATAATGAAACACGTAAAACTATTTGAACAGTTCGTAAATGAAGCTGTACAATATAAAACTTTAGATGATGATAAAATCAAAACTAAAGATATTCATGACTGGTTGACTAAGATCAGATATAATGTTGGTAAAAGATTTCCAGTTACAAATGCAAAAACCAGAGAAGAAAAGATTGCAATCATCATGAATCCTGGATTTCAAGGAGCTTATACTGATTATCACCAACAATATTTTGATAGTTTATTAGCACAATGGCAAGGTGTTTGCGATAGCAATTTATCATCTAGAGGCATTGATGCTAATACCACAAAGGCAGAAAAAGAAGACATGTTTGACGCACTAGAATCTTGGATCACCAGAGAAAACGGAATCCTTGATGCTATTAAAGAACTTGGATTTGAATCTTTTGCTGCTAATGAAATAATGGGTGTATCTCACAAGAAGCCATTAAAATTAAAACGTAAATATTAATATGAAGCACGTAAAACTATTTGAAGACTTCTTAGATGAATCCTTCTTAAATGAAATCGAACCAATCAATGAAATAGCTATGAGCTCTGCTGGTGTTAAATCTTTTTTAAGAGCAATGTACACTAATGCAGATGTCTTAAAAAAGATGGGCTTTAATAGTTTTAAAGATTTAGTAGGTTATATTAAATCTAATGATTTACGAGATTGGGATGAATTAAGAGACGAGGCTAGAGAATATGGCTTAGTAGTAACTGAAGCTATCATTAATGAATCTAAAGAATCAGATATATTAGCCAAAGAAATTGACAAAGCAATCGTCAAAATTGATGACTCATTGTCATACAAAGATTTTGCATTAGCCGTAGCTAAAGTACTTAAAGATGAATATGGTACACATAACTTTGCACCATTCATGGAAGTATTACACAAAGAATTAGGAATAAAATAAAGACATAATAATGAAAAACGTAAAACTATTCGAAGACTTCGTAAATGAGGGTCTATCAAAATCTGAAATCAATCAAATAGAAAATTATTTAGACAAATATGTGGATGAAGATGCACTATTTGATATGTGTAATGATTTTTACACAGATGATAATGAATGGCATGATGTTAAAAATGATTTAGATAAATCAGATTTAATGCAATGGGCTATTTCATATTTTAAAACAAATGGTTTTAAACTAAAAGATGTTAAAACCATATTTGAATCAGTTGTTAATGAAGCTAAGACTTTAACAAGAGACGAAATGATGAGTACTATGCGTACAAAGTATGGTCTTGATTTTGTAAAAACAACTGAAGAATTCGACGGTGAAGAAGGTGGTATCTGGTTAGGTGGTAGTGATGATCTTTTAATGCCAAATGCCAAAGATGAGATGTTTAACTACTATCATGGTGGATCTAAATATCCTCAAGGTATTCATAAAGATCTTGCTAAGTTTCTTGACAAATGTGGCTGGTATGGTCAATTTGCAGATCCAGGAACAGTAATGTTATGGCCAAAATAAAAATATAAAATTATGAAAAACGTAAAACTATATCAAGAATTTGTAAACGAAGAAAACATCGACGAGGCCATGGTACAAGTTGCTGGTAAAAACAAACCATCTGGTGCTCAAGTTCTTGCCATGTTAATTGTAAAATACCTTGATGATAATCTAATTATGCCTTCAAATGCAAATAAGAAGGCAATCACAGAAGAGATTAAGCAATTAATCATGGATTCTACTTATTAAAAGTAATGAAGAAGATCAAACTATACGAAGAGTTCTTAGCTGAGAAAAATCTACAAAATGTAGAAGAAGGCGTTGGTGATGTTGTCAAAACTGGTGCTAAAAAAGCTGGTAATGCTCTTCTTAAAGCTGTAGGTTTGGATAAAGTCAAGAACCTTATGACTCAAGTTAAAAAGAACAAAGAAAAAGCAGCTAAAATTGCAAAGAAAGCTCAAGCTGCAGCCAAATCAAAAAAGCCAGCAGAAGAAATAGGCTTAGATAAAAATTTAGCAGCAGTACAACTTAAGATGACTAATCTTGATGCTCAAAAGTTACAGTTAAAAGCCAAAGAATTAGACATCAAAAAGCAAATTGCAGCTGAAAAAGCCAAACCGGAGGAACCTAAAAAAGAGGAACCAAAGAAAGAGACTAAGTAATGCATTAGATAATGGATATTAAAAACTATAATGAATTAAACGAAGCTAAACCATACCGATTGGGTAAAATCATGGTCTTTGATCTTGATGACACCTTGGTAATTACACAAGCTAAAATTAGGGTTTGTGATAAATTAACTGGTAAATGCTTTGAATTGACACCAGAGGAATTCAATGAATATGAAAAGAATCCTAATCATGTTCTAGATTTCAGTGATTTCAAGAGCCTAGAGGTAATGAAAGCTGGTAAGCTGATAATGTATTACTTAAAGATATTGGCTCAAGCCTATAAGTCTGGAATAGCCATTGGTATTGTTACAGCTCGTGACGATAGAGACATGATTTACAAATGGATGAGAGAACATGTTGGATTTAGAATTGACAGAGATTTAATCTATGCCGTTAACGATCCTATTCACCGTTTTAAAGGTTCTATCAGTGAACGTAAGAAAGAAGCTTTTGTCGAATTGGCTAAACAAGGTTTTCATAGCTTTCAATTCTTTGATGATGACCAAAACAATTTAGATTTGGTTAAAACTCTTGAAGTTGAATACGATATTACAATTTCCACGATCAAAGCCAACAAAAACATCTCTTTTTAAAAGAAACAAAAGATTTTGCGTATATATAAGCTATGGAGAATCACCTTCATAGATCAAAATATTTAGTGCAAAATGGACGATTTCATCACAGAACCTTCGTCGGCTTCTGAGATGGATCCCCTAAGAGAGATCAACACTACTGGCTCTAAGAAAGAGGCAAAAATCATGGATAAATTAAGATCCATGCCATTTGCAGAATTAATCGAAGGACTAGATGTAGCTGATGATTGCGCTTATTGGTTCCAGTTCGGCGTCGGCGGCCCAGCGTAAAGCATTAAAGGAGACGTAAGTCTCCTTTTTTATGAAGATATATAATGAAACAAAAATAAAGTTAAAAATGAATTACGTAAACTTCAATAACTTCCAACCATTAAACGAGACCGTTTATACAAGAGAAGAAGCAAAGACTGCCATTCTAATGGTAGAAACCAAAAACACAGCAAAAGCAAATATTCTAGTTGCTAATTTACCAGAAGAAGGAAATAGCATTAAGACTATTCTTAGTTTGGTAGAAAACAAACTTGATATGGTTTCTGCTCTTAAAGCAGCAAAAGAATTGCTAGAAAGAAATGCATTTTTAGGTGCATTAGCAAAGGCTAGAGAAGCCAAAGCAAAAACTTTTGAATTTAACGGTAAAGAATACGAAGTATTCGGTGCTGATGTTAGTGAAGAAGAAGCAGTAGAAGAAAAATTCAAATACACTGAAGATCAAGTTAATATGGCTTATGGCTTTTATGGTTCTTTAGAAACAGTTTACAAAGAAGCTCAAGTACAGAAAATGTTTACAGATGCTGTTGCTGATTTAATGAAAGCATTCAAGATCACTGAAGAAGTAGCATTACTAGTTTTAAATGCTCCAATCGGTCGTCACACAGCTGATATGCTTTATTCTAAATTTGCTGCTACAGCATCAGAAGGTATTTTAAAATACTTTGGTGGTTCAGAAGCCAAAGCTAAGAACTTTATTAATCAAATGCACAAAGCAAATGAAGCGATGAATCCTAATACTGAGCTTAAAGAAGCCCTTACATCTAAAAAGCCAAACGAAGTTGAAACTATTGAACTTGATATGGCATGGGATGATTCAGACAAAGAAGAAGACAAAGCCGCAAAAGCAGCTTTCAAGAAATATAAACTTACAGTAAAAGGTGCTAATGGTCAACCTGGAACTTATGAAATGACTGGTAAGAAAAAAGACATTCTTGCATACTTACAAAGTGAATTCTATGAAATGGATGCAGAAACTGTTGAAGAATATTATCCAGAACTTTTAGAAGCAAACTCAAATTATGGTGCACCTGCAGGTTTATCAAAAGCAGAAACTAAAAAAGTAGCTGAAACTCTTGCTAAAGCAATTTCTAAAAATGACGGTGTTAAATGCACAGTTAATGTTAAAACTCTAGAAGAAGATTCATTTGACTTAGATGTTGATGGTGAAGAATTCGATGGTGGTTCTTATAATCTTTATGATGATGGATCTGTAAGAAATATGGCTGTAAGAGGTGAGAAATACGGTACGACTACTTCTACTGTTGAAGATTTTATCAAAGGTTTAAAGAAGCCAGTTAAAGAATCAGTAATTAATGAAGCACTTTCAAAAGAACAAAAGATGGTTGAGACTTTCTTAAATAAAATAGCAAAAGAATTTGATTACTCCATTCAAGATGCTGTTAGATTTGTAAAGGAAACTATTAGCAAAATGGGATTAGACGAGGCTAAAGTTAATGAAGATGAAACTTTAATCTTTGATGAACTAGGAACTGATTTAACAAAACTTCAAGATCAGATTATTACAATGCTGGGTTGGGACATTAAAGATCAAAAATGGATTAAAGGTTTAAAAACTATTCAACACGATCTAGACAGAGTAGAAGATACTATTGCTAAATTTGATCAGAAATTGGGAGCTATTGAATATAACGAATCAGTTACAGAAGCTAATGACCATGAAGTTGGAATGGCAAATGGTCAATTACTTGATATTGCTAAGAATGCAGCTGAATTGATGAAAAAGATTGGTGAGACTGAAAAAGATCTTCCAGGTTGGATTCAAGATCATATCTCACAAGCACAAAACTTCTTAAATCAAGCTAACACATCTTATCATGAATTAGAAGAATCTACAGAACTAGAAGAAGCTAAGAAATATGATTTAGGTTTTGGTTCATTGGGTAACGGAACGACAGTTTGGAACAGAGCACAACAAGTAAATGGTGATTACAAAACAGTAGCACATATTTCAACCGGCGGTAACATTACTTATTACGATAAGAAAATGCCAGAAGATGTTAAAAAGCAAATTGAAGACATGGCTGCAAATGAATCTTTCAACGAAGGTGCAATGGCTGATATTGACATAATGGCCCAAGAAGCAAAGGACTTTAAAGCATTTGTAAAGGCATTCACAAAAGAACATCATGACTTATCTAAAGCTGGTGAACCTGGTCAATTTGAATCATGGTTAAAATCAATCTATGATAATGCTAAAGAAAATATGGATGAGTCAATAGTTACTGAAGCAAAAGATGTAAAATCAGAAGCAATTAGCAGATTAGCAGATTTTTTCAGAGTATCACCTAGTTCTCTACAGAAATTTAAATTTGATGGAAAAGATTCAATCAAAGATCTTACAAATGCGTTAAATGCAACTTCATACGAAGGAGCTGAAGCATATTACAAAGTAGCTATTGAAATGGCTAAAAAAGATTTAGGAATTGATGAATCTTTACTTACTGAAAAAGATGAAGCAGTTTTTATTGAGTTCTTAAACAAAGACAAAAACTTTAAAAAGGACACTAAGCACTTTAAGTCTTACGATGAAGCTGTAAAGTGGGCAAAAGCAAACTTTGATAAGTTTAGTCCAGATATGATTAAATACGAATCATTAGAAATCAACGAAAAGAACGAGGTAACTGTTTCTTTAAGATATGCAGTACAAGCTAATGATATTTTCGATGACATGTATAGAAAATTAGGTGAGAAAGAATCTACAGATGTATTTTCTTTTAAATCTAAAACATACGCAAATGACTTTATCGAATCATTAATTATGGTTGGTGTTCCCAAGAACGAAATCAACTAATTAATAACCAATATATTACAAGAAGGCCAGTATATCTGGCCTTTTTTATGTTTGAAACTTTTTAAAACCAGCTCGTATAAACTATACACTAATAAAATTAAAGTTATGATTTACAAGTATTGTACAAACGGACTAGAGTTTAAAAGAGTTAAACTGGTCAAACCAACAATCTATGCAAGCATCATCTTAGGTGTATTAATAGTAAGTTCTTATTTTATGGGTCGCATGGGACAAATTACCAAGTTGACCACATACGAAAGAGAAGTTTTAATGGTTAGATCTGATTCTTCAAGAGTTAATTTTAGCAAAGAAAAGTTTGCTACTATGTTAAAGGATCTAAATGTAAAGTTTCCACATATTGTAATGGCTCAGTCTATTATTGAAACTGGAAAGTTTAAAAGCACAATCTTTAAAACTAATCACAATCTATTTGGCATGAAAGAAGCCAATCGCAGAATTACAACTGCACAAGGCACACAATTAAATCATGCTTATTACAATTCTTGGCAAGAATCTGTCTATGACTATGCATTCTTTCAATGTAGGTACTTAGGCCAAATTCAAACAGAAGATGAGTACTATGCTTACTTAGGTGCAAACTACGCCGAAGCATCCAATTACGTACAAGTTCTTAAGTCTACAATAGAACGAGAAGGACTCAAACAACTATTTAATTAATAAAAGGCCGTAAGGCCTTTTTCTTTGATATATAAAGCAAAAATAAACCAAACTCATGAACATACTGTTTTTTGACAATTTCATAGACTTTATTGGTCCTCAAGCCCAGAAAATGGGCATGACCAGAGAAGAATATGTAGCTTACTACTTAACTGAATCAGACAAATCTGATAACTCACTAGGACTTATGGCATTCGAAGCTTACCAAACATACGACGATTACAATAAAAGCAAGAAATCATTTGGATCTCCAGAAGATTTAGAAGCTGATGTATTAGTTTCAGTTAAACACTTAATTCCAGTGAAATTTGACAAAGCTGACTCTTTTATTAAATCATTTGAAGATCAAAGTCAAGAGAAAAAAGGAATCAAGTTTGAGATTAAATTGACAACAGGAGATGTTATTCATGCCTATAAAATTGGTTCTTTTAGAGGATCATGGGAATGGTATCTAAATAAGAAGAAATTAACTAGGGATCAAATCTTAGCTATTTTAACAGATAAGATGTACACACCTTATGAGATTTGGCAAATGAATTTTGATAGATTCGATAAGTATCACATGTATTCTGATGACAATAGAGCTTACACTGCTGGTAAATCACACGAAAGAGAGATTGAAAGAATGTACAATGGACTATCAAACAATGAAAAAACAAAGGCTTACAAATATTATGTAAGTCAATCACAAAGTCCTATTGATTTTGTTAACTTCAAAGGGATTTAAAATAAAGATACATACTATATGAAAACAACATTTAAAGAATTCGTCGGAGAAGCCTTAATTACAGAAGGTCAATTCTCATGGATGACACATGACACAGGAAACCAAATTGGTTCTGAAAAGCAAAATACCATTGAAGTTACTATGTTTGACAACAAAGGTAACAAATGGACCGAGAAGAAATACGATGGTTACGGAGAATTCAGTGGTAAAGATTACTACGAATTACTAGCTCAAATGAATGGTATTGAAAATGCAGGCAGACAAGATGGTATTGATCTAGCCTTTGGCAAACAAAAAATCAAAGGAAAGCTTATTTTTCCAGCTTTAATAGAAGATCCAAAGAGTTTCAATTTTAAAAAGCACGATTTTACACAAGAAGCTCCAAATGATCCAAATCAATCATGGTACCAAGAAGAGGAAGATGATGATTACAATGAGTCAATAGTTACTGAATCTACAGTTACTAAATTAGCTGACAAACTTATGGATATGGATTACACTGTTTTTAAATCA